CGAGTTAATTTTACAGGGTGTCAAAAAATTGTACAGGGGGATGTAAAAAAATTTTACACAATAATATAGATAATACTATAAATAAAACTATAGAAAATAATATAGATAAAAAAATTTCAAAAAAAGCTAATACTTCTAAAATCATTATAGATACTTGTTTAAAAAATGATATAGAAGATGATGCAAGTATAGAGATTATAGAACAGTTTTTAATGGATAACCGAATTAAAATTAAAGGAGCTATAGAAGCTAATATTGCTAAGATAGCCGGCAAGTCTTATAACATCATTAAAAGATGTATAGACCTTGCCTATGCAAGAAATTATAAATACATACCTGACCCAAGCTGGCTTGATAATAACAGCAATATAGTATCTAAAGGATTAAGACTTGAAGATAGTACAACAACAGAAGCTGGACGAGAGCAGTTTAGACAGATGATACAGAATAATGACCCAAGATTACAGCATTTTTAAAAGGAGGAGTATATATGCCATATACAGGAACATACAAGCACAAAGACGAAGAATATTTGAAAGAAGTAATATTAAGCCTTATACCTAATGAGCCTTATAATGTTGGTTCAAAGCAGTTAGCCAGTTATACAGGCTTAAAATCAAGAGATGTTCGGTTATTAATACAGAAGCTAAGAGATGATGGAAAACCTATATGTGCCACACCACAGAACGGATATTGGATAGCAAGAACAAGTGAGGATATGAAAGAAACTCTGGCTAAAATGAAATCACATATATCCAATTGTAAGGATACATATAATGCTCTTATTAAATGTCAAAATCAGTTAAAACAGCAGGAGGGCAATGATGAATATTCAGAACTGTTGGTATAAGAGAATATGTCAAGAAAAATGTTCAGAAAATTGTATCCGTTATAAAATGATATATGCGTTATTTAGACAATCACAGCTTCCTGAAGCCTTATGGGGATATAAAGACCTTGTAGCAAAGCCTGGAGGTGATGTGAATGCCTTTATACAGCTAAAGAATATATCTAATAAAATTGATATGTTTGTTGAGCAAGGACAGAATATTTATATCTATTCTAATAATGCAGGCAATGGAAAGACTACATGGGCTATTCGTTTGATGTATTCATACTTTGATAAAATATGGCATAAGAGCTGTTTAGACTGTAAAGCCTTGTTCGTGAGTGTACCTAAGTTTTTATATAATTGTAAAAGGTCGATATCACAGGAAGTCAAGGGTTTTGAAGAACTTTGCAAGCTGATAAGCGAAGTAGACTTGGTTATATGGGATGATATAGGTATTGCTAAGGTAACAGACTATGAACATCAGATATTATTTCAATATATTGATGATAGACTTAATGCAGGGAAAAGCAATATATATACAAGCAATAAGAATAGAGAACAGCTTGAAGAGCTTATAGGCGATAGATTAGCAAGCAGAGTATATAATTGCTCAACTGCAATTAAATTCATAGAAGAAGATAAGAGAGGTATGTATTAATGGTAGAATTGCAGATAATTAATAAAGTGTTGAAAGACAAAGATACATCGCTCTTAGATATGAATGATATAACAAGAGATTATTTCAATCAGTATCAGGAAGAATATGACTACATAATGGAACATAAACAGGAATATGGAAATGTTCCAGATTTAGAGACATTTATAACAAAGTTTCAAGATTTTGATGTGGTCAATGTATCTGAAAGCACTGAATATCTTGTTAATACATTTAGAGAAGAATATCTATATTCTCAATCCGTCCCAGTTCTTACAAAGATGGCTGAACTGTTACAGACAGACGCATATGCCGCAGTTGATTATCTTAAAAAAGAACTGCCTAACTTACAGATATCTGGTGTGTCTAAGGGTGTTGATATTATAGCTAATGCACAAGAAAGATTAGAAGAATGGCAGAATACTAAGAATAGCAGTGGTACACATTTCATTCCCACTGGATTTCAAGAGATTGATGAAGATTTAGGAGGTTGGCATAAAGGTGAGGAACTTGTAGTTTTATTTGCAAGAACTGGTCAAGGAAAATCTTGGGTACTCATTAAAATGCTAGAACATGCATGGAAAGTATATCATGCAAAAGTAGGACTTTTAGAACCCGAAATGTCAGCGAATAAAACAGGATATAGATTTGATACATTACATCAACATATTAGCTCAACAGCTTTATATCGAGGAGAAGATATAAGAGGCTATGAAAAGTATATTGATAAGTTATCCACAAGCAAGATTCCATTCTATGTAACACATCCAAAAGACTTCAATAGAAAAGTGACTGTCAGTAAGCTAAAAAGCTGGGTAGAAGCTAATCACATTAATATATTAGCTGTAGATGGTATATCTTATCTGCAAGATGAACGAAAAGAAAGAGGAGATAATACAACAACACAGCTCACACATATATCGGAAGATTTAATGCAGTTAAGTATTGATTTAGAGATACCAGTTCTTGTTGTAGTGCAGTCTAATAGAGAAGGACAAATGAATGAAGATTTGGATTTAACTAATATTCGTGATTCTGATGGCATAGCTTATAATGCTTCTATTGTATTATCAATACAACAGAAAGAAACAGGTTTACAGATACAGAATATTAAAGCTAGAAATGCTAAGGTTGGAATTAAATGGGTGTATATGTGGGATACAGATAAGGGAACATTTGATTATATACCACAGCCTGAAAAAGGTGAGGAAGATGAAGAAAAGGCAGAAGATTTAAGACGTAGATATCACGATAAAGAAGAGGAGGAATATTAAATGGGAAAATTATTTAAACTTCCTAATACAAATTATATATTTGAGAGACCAATAAATGTGTTAAGTCTATTCGATGGGATAGCTTGTGGACATTTAGCACTGAATAGAGTTGGGCTACCCATTGAAAATTATTATGCGTCTGAAATAAATGAAAGTGCTATATATGTAGCAAAAAATAATTTTCCAAATATAAAATGTGTTGGGGATGTTAATTTTTTAAATTTTCGTGAATATAAAGTTGATTTATTAATTGGTGGAAGCCCGTGTCAAGATATATCTAATTTGAATGTTAATGGTAGAGGACTTGCAGGTAATAAGTCAAGTTTATTTTATAAATATTTGGAAGCATTGGAAATTTGTTCACCAAGATATTTTTTATTGGAAAATGTGGTAGGGGATAGGAGCAGTACCGAGGAGATTTCAAGATTGCTAGGAGTTAAACCTATTAAGATAAATAGTGCATTGGTTTCAGCTCAGAATCGTAATAGATATTATTGGACTAATATAAAGAATATTGAACAGCCCTGTAATTTAGATATTCATCTAAATGATATCTTATTACCGGACACATTAACTGAACAATATATATTAAAAGATACTAGATTAAAATGGTTAAAAAGTGAATCTGGACAGCGTACTATAAAGAATAGATATGCTAGTATAGACCCAGACAAGGCAAATTGTTTAACAGCTCGAGCTGAAAAGAGTTGGAATAGTAATTATGTTACTAGGGCGGACAAAAAAAAATAAGAACTTTATCCCCAATAGAATATGAAAGATTACAGACTCTTCCCGATAATTATACAAAAGGTGTCAGTGACTCTGAAAGATATATCATGTTAGGAAATTGCTGGACAGTAGATGTTATCTCTCATATACTATCTTATATTTCCAATCATATATATTTATAAAAATAATAAAATAGAGAGGAAGATGAATATTAAATGATATTTGTAATTGATAATTTAAAATATGATACTGATAAAATGGAATTGATTTCTGAAAAATGCGAATATATCTATACTTGGTTATTTATATTAACAAATACAGAAGTAAGAAGTTATGGAAAAGATGTTAAATTGTGGAAAAGTAAAAAAGGAAATTGGCTATTAACATACTATACAGGTTCTCATTCAAGGGGAGTGAAATTATTTGAAGAAGATGTTAAAAAGTTATTGTCGGAATATGATTTATCAAAGTATGAAGAGATATTTGGGGAAATAGAGGAGGCATAAATCTTGATAAAACTACAAGATACAATTATTCAATCTGATACTCAATCAATATTAGATATGCTTAAATTTGATCTTGCACAGCATGGGGTAGATAGATTTCATATTTTTAGAAACAATGGCGAAAACATCCAGACAAATTGTCCTTTCCACAAGAATGGACAAGAACGAAAACCATCTTTTGGTGTAAATGGTGAGATTGATAAATGTCACTGCTTTGCTTGTGGTTGGAGTGGAACAATAGAAGAAATGATATCTGAATTATATGGCTATCAAGATGAAGGTAAATTTGGAAAAAGATGGCTAATAAAAAGATTTAATACAGTAGAAATTGAAACAAGACCAAATATAATGGAGGGATTTAATGGACGTAGTAATTTCAATACTAATTGTATTAGTAATATTCCTACTAGCAATACTACTGCTTTCATAAGTGAGGAAGAATTAGATAAGTATAGATATATTCACCCTTATATGTATCAAAGAGGATTGACTGATGAAATTATAGAAAGGTTTGATATTGGTTATGACAGAGAACGAAAAGAAATTACATTCCCAGTTAGAGACATTGAAGGCAGATGTGTATTTGTTGCTGGAAGAAGTGTCGAACGAAAGTTCTTCCGACTTCCCAAAGGCATCGATAAGCCTATCTATTGCTCAAATGAATTTAGAGCTGGAGCGTATAGAACGGCTTATATCACTGAATCATTCTTAAATTGTTTGACCTGCTGGAAATATGATAAGCCTGCTATGGCTATGATAGGCACTGGAAATCAAAAACAATATGAAATATTGAATAAGCTACCAGTTCGTGAATATATTCTTGCATTTGACCCAGACGAGGCAGGAAGAAAAGCAACAGAAAGATTTAGAAAGAATGTACGTGGAAAAATTATAAAAGAACTTGTATATTCAGATAATCGAGATATAAATGACTTGCAAGAAGAATTTTTAAATTGCAAAATTATTTTTTAAAAACGTTGACAAATACCTTTTTATGTATTACAATATAATTGTAAATAAGAAATACATAAATGAAATGTTAAAAGGGTGATTGATATGAAAGAATATATGGAATATTTCAAGGAAGAAATTTTAAGAGGTTTGAGACTTTTTGGATGTGCTAATGGTAATAGTATGTGTATTACTCAATGGGCTAAAGAATATAATCTTAATGAAAATGAGGTTGATGAACTTAGAGAATATAATAAAGCTATGTCAAGATTGCCTGAATATCAGTTTTAATAACAATGTGAAGCGATAACACATATAAACACTAATATAGCCCTTTAGCCGAGTGGTAAGGCACGAGAGTTTGATTCTCGCATTCGTTGGTTCGAATCCAACAAGGGCTGTTTCCTACTTCCCCCGAGTAGGATATACTGAATGAGTTGTTAGGTTCTCGTTCAGCCTGGAGTATAGTATAGATGGCAAGTGCGTGTACCAGCTGGCAAGGTGTAGGTTCGATTCCTGCTACTTCAGATTATAAGATATTAAATCTTATAAGAAACTAAAAACACTAAAAACATTTAAGAAAGGAATTAAAACATGGGAAGAATTAACTATGATGATGTAGACAAGTATGGAAACAATTCAGACACTGAGTTTCTAAAACTTGAAAATGATGGAGATTGTGCAACAGTGCAATTATTGGTACATGATATGGAAGATGTTGATATATTCAACTGTCACGAGGTTACAGTTGGTTTCTACGATAATGGAAATCCTAAGACAAGACCCGTATCATGTTTAAGAAATTACGATGACCCATTGGATGTATGTCCATTTTGTCAAGCAGGATTAAAAACTAAAGTCATTATGATGTTATCAATGGTCGACCAGGATGATGGCAAGATTAAGATTTGGAATCGTGGAAAGACATTTATGCCAAAGATTAAGAATTTCATAAATCGTTGGGGGGACATGACAGAGCGACCGGTAGACATTATAAGAAATGGTAAAAAAGGCGACAAGAAAACAACTTATGATATACAGTTATCACCGGAAGAGCCTATTGATGTATCGCAGTATGAAAAGCCTGAGTTTTTAGGAGGATATATCATGGATAAGTCGGCTGATGAAATGCAGGAGTACCTTGATACAGGATGTTTTCCAGATACAGATAATAATGACAGTAATCAGGAAGATAATACGCAGGTAAGACGTAGAAACACTGAACCACTTCCATCAAGAAGAGGTGCAAGTAGGGCAACAAGCAGAAGGGCAGGTATGTAGATGAGAAAGAATATAGGCTTTATATCTAAAAAGAAAGTTGCTACTGAAATTGCAAAAATTTACAACACAAAAGGCAGTGATATTTTTGATAGTGGGGGTTGTAGTGTTTTAAATCTTTTATGTGATAGATTAAGCATTACTCCAATGCATCTTAATAAGTTAGGACACGGTACTGGAGAAATGATTAAAAAATAAGCAGAAGGGCAGGTGTGTAATATGAAGTTGTCAGATACAATCGAAATGATGTCAAGTTCTGACTATAAGAAGAGATTTAAAGCTGAGTATTATCAGCTGGTTACAAGATATAGAGGTCTTAAATCAATGCTTACAAAATGGGATGAAGGGACATTAAATTTTGAACCGACTTGTCCAAGAAGCACATATAATATGCAGATTAAGGCTATGACAGATTATATTGCAGTTCTTGAAGCAAGAGCAGTTATGGAAGATATTGTATTATAAAAGGAGATATATTATGGCTAATAGAAATAAACATATGTCAAGAAGTCAGTACAGTTATCACAATAAACCAGATTTCACAGATTTTGAAAGAAAAGCTAATATTAAGCAGGTAAAGCTAAAATAGGTTTATTGGGAAAGATAAAAGAACGCTTTCGTAGAACAACTAATAAATAGGAGGATTATATGGCATTATCATTTGCAAGACCAAAAAGCAATGATAAGAGTATAATCAAAAAATCCAAAACAGTAACAACAAGAACAAGTATTAGGAGCGGCGGAAATAATCTAGCCGCTCAAGTACAATCTATAGTTGCTATTGCTAATCAAAAATTAGCAATTCATAAGGATGATTATATTCTTATTAGAGAACCTGACCAATTATATGAATATATGAAGGAAATGAAGCAAGTTGGAGAGGGTGCATTAGATACAGAGACAACAGGATTAAATCCGTTACTTGCAGATATAGTTGGTGGATGTATTTATACACCTGGACAGAAAGCGGCATATATCCCAATCAATCATAAATCATATATAACAGGTGTAAGAACTAAAGACCAGTTAGATGAGCAGACAGTATCAAAGATTATGAAAGATTTCTATAAGGATATTAGATGGATTTTCCATAATGCAAAGTTTGATATAAGAATATGCAGAAAAACACTTGGGATTGATTTCAAGCCTTATTGGGATACAGAGATTGCCGCTCAATGTATAGACGAAGAAGAGAGTCACAGATTGAAAGACTTACATCTTAAATACTGCAATAGTAAAGATACAGAATCTTTGACATTTGACGCATTATTTAAGGGGGTAACATTTGACAATATTCCAATATCAACCGCATATTTATATGCGGCAGGGGATGCTATAAAAACGTATGAACTTATGAAGTATCAGCAAACTTTACTTAATAGACGAGTTCTTTCCGGACCTTATAATGTATTCAAGAATATTGAAATGCCACTCATTTCAGTTGTAGCAGATATGGAGGATAGAGGAGTATGTTTGGATTTTGATGTATGTAAAAATCTACATGAAAAATATCATGCTATTAGAGAAGAACGACAAAAACAAGCTGATGAAGCCTTGGCAATGTATAAAGATGAAATTGATAATTATAGAATGAGTGCAACTTATTCTAATACTTACCCAGACGGCTCTACTGAATATTCAAATTCACAGACAAACAAAGGTAAAAAGTATGGACATACAAAAGTATCTAGTAATGCCAGTAAACTATCTGACCCTATATCATTATCAAGTCCTACACAGTTGGCTATATTATTCTATGATATTTTAGGATTGGAAAGCCCGGATAAAAAAGCACCTAGGGGGACAGGTGAGGACATTCTAAAACACTTTGCACAAGGTAAAGAAAAGAATCTATGTGAAGCTATTTTAGGCATGAGAAATGTTGAAAAGTTGTTAGGAACTTACATTGATAAAATGCCGGAAATTGCATTAGAAGATGGAAGAGTACATGCAAGTTATAATCAGTATGGAGCAAAGACAGGAAGATTTAGCTCACAGGACCCAAATCTCCAGAATATCCCTTCGCACAATAAAGAGATTAGACAGATGTTTAAGGCTCAAGATGGATATGTGTTAATAGGTTCAGATTTCAGCCAGCAGGAGCCAATGGTAACTGCTCATTTATCAGCCGATAAGAAAATGCAGGAAGCTTTTATAAATGGAAAAGATATATATGCTACAATAGCGGCACTTGCCTTCCATAAGCCTTATGAAGAGTGTAAGGAGTTTCGTGAAGATGGAACAGTAAATTCAGCAGGTAAAGAAAGGAGAAGTCAGGCAAAAAGTATTGTCCTTGGAATTTTGTATGGCAGACAGATTCCTTCAATCGCAGAACAGCTTGGAGTATCTACTAAGGAAGCTCAAGCCATATATGATAAAGTTATAGCTTCATTTCCTGCCCTTGGAAAGTTCATTGAAGATTCTCAAGAAATGGCAAGAACTGAGGGATATGTGACTACTGCATGGGGCAGAAGAAGACATTTGAAGGATATGCAGTTAGAACCTTATGAATTTAGTTATAGCGGAAAAGTAACTAATTTTGACCCACTGGCTTTTGGAAGTGAAGTATCTACAGAAGTTCCAAAAAAAGTAAAGGATAACTATACTAAACAGCTTCAAAAGGCTTTTGGTTGGAAAAAGAAAAATGATATAATTCAGAGTGCTTTAGCTCAAGGAATTAAAATCAAAGATAATGGTGGATTTATAGCACAGGCAGAGAGACAATGTGTTAATGCAAGAGTACAAGGTTCAGCCGCAGATATAACAAAGCTGGCTATGATTGCAATAAACAATGATGAAAGAATGAAAGAGCTTGATTTTCATCTGCTTATACAGGTGCATGATGAAGTTATAGGAGAATGCCCGATTGAGAATGCAAAAGAAGCAGGAGAAAGGCTTTCTTACTTAATGAGAACAGCCCCAACTCATTTAATTAAACTTCCTTTCAAGTGTGATGTTGATTTCACCAAGAATTGGTATGGCGAAGAAGTGGAAATAACTTAAAAAAATTGGAAATAGTAGTTGACATTCCATATATTATGTATTACAATATAATCAAGTTAAGAAAACAAATACATGTTATATGGAGGTAATTATTATGAACAATATGATGATTAAAGCAGAAATGAGCAGAGAAGATAAGTTATACTCAATGAAGGGAGATATGCTTATCGCGGAATGCGACAAGTTAGGAGTAAAAGTTAGTTGTAATAAGTCAAGAACCCAGCTCAAAGAGAGCAAATCAAAGGTTATTGACAGAATACTAGCATTTGAAAGTGAAGTAGACAGTAGTATATCTGTATCTGATGAATCAGTAGTTGAAGATACTAATGATATAGCTGATACATCAGAGAAGAAAGAAACTAATACTATTGATTTAGATGTAGAATCATTTTGTGAAAAAAATCAGTTAACTATGCATACAGCGGCTAAGAAGAATACTTATTATATTAAGTTAAATTCTAAGACTTTAAAATTAAGAGTAACAAAGAAAAATTATATATGTTATAAGTCAGGTAAGTATGATAATGGTACTTATGAAGAAAAGAGCAATCGAACAAAGTATGTATTAACATCTTTAACTGACTTATTAACTTTAGCATAGAAAGGAGTACTATATGAATGTTATTGATAATGTTGAACCTGGAAATAAGTGGGAATTTGATTCTAATGTAGCAGAGTGTTTTGAGAATATGCTACAGCGTTCTATTCCACAGTACAATTTAATGCGTGATTCTATAGCTGGATTGAGTAAGTATATACTTGAACATTCAAATAAACATACAGTTAGTATATTAGATATTGGATGTTCTGATGGGTTAATGATTCAATCTTTAAAAGAAACATTAGATAAGTTATCTGATATAGCTATTAGATATATCGGGTGTGATGTATCTGAACCTATGCTAACTAAGGCAAAGCATAGATTTTTGGATGAGTTAATTGAAAAGAAAATTACTATTCTTAATTGTGATTTACGCACAGACTATCCGACGGGTCTGTTCGATATAGTAACATCTTGTTTAACAATTCAGTTCACACCTATTGAATATCGTCAGCACATAATTCAGAATATATATGATTCATTAAGCAGTAAGAATGGAACATTTATTATGGTAGAAAAGGTGCTGGGTAGTACAGATATTCTTAATCAGGCTATGGTGAATAACTATTATGAAATGAAAAAGACTAATGGTTATTCAGAACAGCAGATTGAAAGAAAGAGACTATCATTAGAAGGTGTGTTAGTTCCAGTAACCAATGATATGAATATTAATTTATTAAAATCAGCCGGATTTAAGCATGTTGATGTATTTTGGAGATGGATGAATTTTACTGGTTATATTGCAATAAAATAAAGGAGATTATATGTTAGAACCTATTAAACAATTAGATTCAAATGGTCTTACTTGTATAGATTTATTTTGTGGAGCAGGTATAGGAGCTTATGGTGTCAAAAGAGCCGGATATAATATTTTATGGTCGGTGGATAATGATGAGGATGCTGTAAAAACATATAATCTCAATATTGGAAATCATGCGATTTGTGCAGATATTCGTACAATTAAACCTGAGGATATACCAGATTGTGATTTGATGATAGCTACGCCTGTATGTAAACCCTTTTCAGTTTGCGGAGCAAGAAGATTGACAAATGATAAAAAGTATGGAGATTTATTAGCTGAAACTATAAGATTGTTTAGTGCTAAAAAGCCAAAGGCATTATTTTTTGAAAATGTGGCTGGTATTGCTATGGGAGATAGCTTACCAATTTTTAAGGAATTTTGTCGATTAATTGAAAGTTATGGCTACCACACTTATTGGAATATTGTAAACTCATTTGAACTTGGTGTGCCACAGCAAAGAGAGAGAGTATTTATGGTGGCTATTGCAGATTCTATAAAGAATGAGTTTATAGTACCCAAATCAGTATGGCATAGAACCACTCAGAGAGATGCTATTTATGATTTAAAAGATAAAACCATATCTGATATAAAAAATCATAATACAGATATAAACAAAGTGTGGGGGTCTTATAGTGCTAACATACGTCAAAACTGTTGGGACGAGCCCGCAAAAACAGTTCTATCTCATATGGATTCAGCATTATGCTACCCAGAACCTCTTTTACCATATAACGACTATAAAAAGAATTTTGAATATTCAAAAAGTGGTAAACCATTTCCAAGAAAAATGTCTGTAAGAGAACATCTTAGATTGCAGACTGTCGGTGATGATTTTTATTTTCCTGATGATATATCTGTTAAAGAACAATATAATAGATGTTCAGGAGTTCCAAGTCTTGTATCATATAAATATACTTGTGCTATTGCAGATTGTTTATTAGGTAGAACTGAATTAAGAAAGTCAGCTATAAAATATAAGAAACGATTATTTTAAAAAGTAATTGACATTTTCTTTTATATGTATTACAATATATTTATATGAAAGAAAGGAGAAATCATATTGAATTATAAAGAGTTTCTAAAAACAAAAATAGAGCAATTCAAGCCTTGTGGTTTTGACTGTGAACCATCAAACGAAAATCTATTTGATTTTCAAAGAGCTATTGTGAAGATAGCACTTAAAAGAGGAAAATCTGCATTGTTTCTTGATACTGGACTTGGAAAAACTATCTGTCAGTTATCATGGGCGGATGAAGTGTATAAGCATACTGGGAAGAATATACTTATACTTGCCCCACTTGCGGTATCTGTACAGACAAAAAGAGAGGGAGAAAAGTTCGGCGTTGAGGTAAATATTTGTAGAACGCAGGAAGATGTAAAAGAAGGCATCAACATAACTAACTATGAAATGTTAGAGCATTTTAATGCTGATGAATTTATAGGAATTGTACTTGATGAAAGCTCAATACTTAAATCATTTTCAGGCAAGACTACAAAAGCATTAATTGAAAAGTTTAAAACCACAGAATATAAACTTGCTTGTTCTGCTACGCCAGCCCCAAACGACTATGAAGAATTAGGTAATCACTCTGAATTTTTAGGAGTAATGACAAGAACAGAAATGCTTGCCACTTATTTTGTGCATGATGGCGGAAACACAAGTAAATGGAGATTGAAAGGACACGCAGAAGAACAATTCTGGCATTGGGTATCAAGCTGGGCTAGTGTGATGAAAACTCCTGAAGATATAGGTTATAATGGAGATAAATATAAATTGCCTGCTTTGAATGTGCAAGTTGTAAAAGTAGCTGGAGAAACAAAGAGAGGAAAGTTAATTCCTGGTGTTGTAACAGATTTAAAAGACAGACGAGAAGCAAGAAAAGAAAGTCTTGATAAAAGAGTATCAAAGTGTGCAGAACTTATAAAATCTAACAATATGGAAAACTGTTTGATTTGGTGTGATTTTAATGAGGAAGGAAATGCACTTGAAAAAGCAATTCCAAACGCTGTACAGGTTGCTGGCTCTGATACAAGTGAACACAAAGAAAAATCATTGTTAGGATTTTCAACAGGTGATATAAAGTTCCTTGTAAGTAAGCCGAAAATTGCCGGATTTGGTATGAACTGGCAGAATTGTAACAATATAATTTTCTGTGGAATTTCAGATAGTTATGAAAAATACTATCAAGCTATAAGAAGATGTTACAGATTCGGACAGACAAAAGAAGTAAGTGTTTACATTGTTATAAGCACAAGAGAATTACCGGTTTATAACAATATTCTTGAAAAGGGCAGACTTGCTGATGAAATGAATAAAAAAATGGTAGAAATTGCATCCAAATATCTTGAAGATGAAATAAAGAACACAACAAGAATGACAGATGAATATGATGCAGAAGTAAAAATGAAACTACCCGAATGGGAGGAAATGGAATGAAAGGACAAAGTGCAGTAAATGTTGAAAATCAGTTAATCACAGATAAATATGCTTTATATAATGGTGATAGCTGTGAGATTATGAAAGGAATACCTGATAATAGTATTCACTTTTCTATATTCTCCCCACCTTTTGCAAGTCTTTATACCTATTCAAATAGTGATAGGGATTTGGGAAACTGTAGAACAACAACAGAATTTTATGAACATTTTAAGTTCATAGTTTCTGAATTGTACAGAATCATAATGCCGGGAAGATTATTAAGTTTCCATTGTATGAACTTACCGACAACCAAGGAAAGAGATGGATTTATAGGCATTGAAGATTTCAGAGGACTATTGATTAAGCTGTTTCAGGATAGTGGATTTATTTATCATTCAGAAGTTTGTATCTGGAAAGACCCAGTAATAGCTATGCAGAGAACAAAGGCACTTGGACTATTGCATAAGCAGTTGAAAAAAGATAGTTGTATGAGCAGACAGGGAATACCTGATTATCTTGTAACAATGCGAAAGCCCGGAGATAATCCAGAGAGGTGTGAACATACTAATGAATCATTTCCAGTTAGCAAATGGCAGAATTATGCAAGCCCAATATGGATGGATATAAATCCTAGCGATACTTTACAGGCAAGAAGTGCTAGAGAAGAAAAGGACGAAAAGCATATATGCCCTTTACAGTTGCCCGTTATAGAAAGAGCTATAGAGCTGTGGACTAATCCGAATGACATTGTATTTACTCCATTTCTTGGAATTGGCTCAGAATGTTATAAAGCAATAGAAATGGGCAGGCGAGCAATGGGTATTGAACTCAAAAAGAGTTATTATGAGCAGGCTTGTAAAAATGTAGCAAGTGTGCCATTTAACAGTCTTTATAAAAAAGGATTATTTTAAAGGAGGATTAAAAAATGAAAGTAGTAACAAGTAGAATGAAAGAAGCAGTAAACAAAGCAATCAAGGGAGCTGGATTTAATAATCTTATTCCTATTACCTCAATGATTGGTATTAAGTTATCAAGGGGAAAGTTAAGATTGCTCACAACAGATATGACCAATACATTATGTATTATCATTGACAAAGTAGCCGGAGACGATATGGACATTACAGTTGATGCAGATAAGTTTGGAAAACTGATTGCAAAGACAACATCTGAGGATATTGACTTATCTATAAAAGATGATGTACTTTTTGTAAAAGCAAACGGAACTTATAAGATTCCATTGATTTCAGACGAGGAAGGACTTATCTCATTCCCGGATATTAATCTACTGAAAGATATTAAGACAATAGACTGTCATACAAAGTTATCAAGCATTATGCAGGCTTATAATATTAATAAATCAGCTCTTGCAAAAACACTTGAGAACCCCGCATTGACAGGTTACTATTGCGGGGATACTGTTATTAGTACGGATGCAAATGTAATCACATTCAACGGATTTAAGATGTTTGATAATGAAGAACCTATTCTTATTTCTGCTCAGCAGATGCAGTTATTAACATTGAATACAAAGGAAGATATTGAGGTTTTTATAGGAAGGGCAAGTATTCAGTTTGTGACAGAAGATGTAATTATTGATGGGGCATTAATGGAAGGAATTGAAGACTTCCCTGCTGATGATGTTAAAGCCTATCTTGATGAAGCCTTTACATCTTCTTGCAAAGTACCAAAGGATTTGCTTTTATCTGTACTTGACAGGCTGGCATTATTTATTGAGCCTTATGACAAGAATGGAGCATATTTCACATTCGGAAGAAAAGGTGTCAATATCCACAGTAAAAAGGATGCTTCAACAGAGACTATCAACTATGTAGAAAGCAAGGACTTTGAACCATTTGTATGTTGCGTGGATATTCCAATGTTAAAAGAACAGTTGCAGGCTAATCCGGATGATACCGTGAAGATTTGTTATGGAAATGAAAATGCGTTGAAGATTGAGAGTGGAAAAGTAACACAGGTTATAGCACTTCTTGAGGATGAAGACCTTGACAATATGACTGAATAAGTATATACTTTATATATGGCAAATAAATATGAACTACATTACTGTCACGGATATGCACCCTTATAGAAATATAGGGGTGCATATTTTTATATAAATTTTAAAAATATGCTTGACATTTCTATATATATGTATTACAATATAATCAAGTTAAGAGATAAGCAGGAAGTTGGAATGAGAGATAACTTCAAACTACTCCAATGAATATTCCAAATGAAACTACAGGGACGCAGAGGTCAAGTAGGGGACGGATAAGCGAGATGACACAGTAATTTCTTAACAACATATAAAACATATTGGAGGAAACGATTATGACAGATTTAGAAAAAGTATTAAAAAATAGCTTACATAATTTTAAAAATACAAAGGAAACTTGCAAAAAGTTCTGTAATAATACAATAGTATTAACAGCAACAACCTTTGAAAGAGTATCTAAGAATTATTCAGAATCAAATGGAAATATGATAAATAAAATCTATAGAGTAATTGTTACTATAGACGGAGAAACAAGATTTGAACATTATGGAAAAGATGCTAACGAAATGAACAATCAGTATCTATTAGCTTTAGATATGTGTCAAAATTAAGGAGGAAAAATAAATGACTATGTTACAATACATCTTTAGAGCAGAAGTGTTAATGCCTTTATATGAGGAATATACAAAAGAGGATAGAATAGCTATATTGGAGAGACGAAAGGATTATGTTCGTAAAGTTTCACCTATGAATACAGAACCTTGTCGTAGATATTTAGAAAATATTATAAATCAACCAGTGTCAAGCGAAGATATTTTATGGTGCTTTTATAATATAGGAAATAGGGAGGAAAATTAAATGACAAAAAGAGCAACTAAGGCTTTGCAAATATTAGAATCTAATCATTGCATGATTAATAGCTTATGTACGAAAGAAGAATTAAAGAGCTATAAGGATTTTGATTTTGTGGAATATTTGAAGAAAGCTGTTAAAAGTTATGGAAAGGAGAATAATAATGAGCAGGAGATTATTAAATCTAATCAATAACAATAAACCTCAGCTTCCAGCAAATAAGAAATTCTTATCTGATGTTATGAGTTGTATTGAAAGAATGGAGCAGGAAGGTAGAAGAAAAGGAAGTAATTATTATAAACCATCTTCCTTACATTGTATGAGAAATATGTATTTCACTCGTACAGGGGCTCCAACAGACCCAGAAGTGGTAGAATATAATTCAACAGGAATGGCGGATACAGGTACAGACAGACATGAAAGAATACAGAATGTATTATTAAATATGCAAAAGATGGGCTATGATTGGAAGTATCTTGATGTAGCTGAGTATGTTAAACAGAAGCAGAAGTTCGGAAAATGTAAGTCTTTGATTGTAAAAGGCACACAGGGAGCAGAAACACACCTTATAGATACTGCATTGAATCTATCTTTTAGATGTGATGGCATTATAAGGAGAATATCTACAAATGAGGATTATTTATTTGAGTTTAAGAATGTAGTATCTTTCAAATTTAATCAACTTGATAATCATTGCTTAGAACAGCATCATAATCAAGTTATATGTTATTGTGCAGCTTTAGACTTAAATAAGGCTTTCGTGACATATGAGAATAGAGATATATGCACACTTGAAGTTCCTGAAGTATTTGAAGTAACTCAGGATATGAAAAACTGGCTTGTTAATTATATAAGTGAATGTGAAGGTTATGTAGAAAGAATGATAGCACCTCCAAAGACAGAAGATACAAAGAATTGTAAATATTGTCCTTATAAGGGAATATGTAGAAAGGTGGGATAATTATGTTATTATTTGATACTACAGATATGGATGTTGATGAAGAACTTAATGATATTGTAGAATCTGAAAGTTTTACATCTTATCCTTATATAATAATGAGTAAAGATACATTTAGATTATTTAAAAAATTATCTACGGATTATGATAAAAAATCTAATTGTTGGTGGTATTCAGGTCCAGGGGCAGGATATCCTGATAAATTTCAAATCGCAATTGATAAAAGCATACCTTTTGGGGAGGTGAAGGTGAAATGATATTTGGTATTAAAACAAAAAAGGATAAGAAGATAGAAGAGTTACAAAAAGAAATCGATAAATTAAAGTTTCAACCGCCTAAGATTATTAAACAATCTATTATGGTTTCTACGATTGGTGCTTCTTATCTTTTACATAGCTATGATGAATCTATCATATCAGAATCTCGGATTAAAAGTGTTTTAGCAGGTAGATTATCTCAAGAGCTTAAAAAAACAGGACTACCCATTGAAAAGATTAAACTGCACGATGGTAATGTATGGTATAGAGTAAGATTGAAGGTGATATTGAATGATATATATAGGAATTGACCCCGGAAAAAATGGTGGTATTGCACTATTATCAAATACAAGTGATTTTATTGATAGTTTTGTATATTCCGAAGATGCTATATTGGAAGTATTAAAGCAAGCAAGTAAATATGTAGATAAAATATGTTATCTTGAACACGTTCACGCAATGCCTAAGCAGGGAGTATCAAGCACATTCAATTTTGGTATGAATTTTGGCTTCATTCAGGGTGTATTGAAAGCCTACAGCATTCCTTATGAACTGGTTACTCCACAGAAATGGAAGAAAGAGTTCTCTTGTACTTCTGATAAAAATACATCTATTGAAGTATGTAAGAGATTATTTCCTGGTGTTAATTTAAAAGCCACAGACAGATGCAAGAAAGACCATGACGGAATGGCGGAGGCATTATTGATTGCAGAATATGGAAGGAGGCATTATAATGGCAAGTCGTAGAGAAGGAATAAAAGTAAATGACGAACAACCAAAAACTGCCGAATCTATAATGAAAAATGTGGATAATATAAGTGATACAATCAAGGAAATATCAGATAATCTTGTGACGGAGTATTGCAAAGATTTGGATGATTTAATGTCAGTTATTAAAGAACAGTTGCAAAATAATGGGGGAATAACTGATACAGAGTTAGAATTTCTTATAATGGATTTAGCAAATACTCTTTATTTCACGGGTTCGGTACAAGAAGATTTAGGTATTAAAGAAGATACTTGCAAAGCTATAAGACAGGAAGTATATTCAAAAGCAAGAGAAAAAGCAACAGGAAAAACAGTTGCAGATAAAACGGCACAGGCAGAGCTTATATCACAAGCAGAAACAATGACCCTCGCTATATATTCAAGGGCTTATAAGAAAGTAAAATTGAGAATGGATGCAGGATATGAAATGCTTAATAGCTTAAAAAAAGTAATGAATAAAAGAATTACAGAAATGGAATTATCCAATAGTAGATATATTAATCATTCAAATACCAACGATTAAAGGAGATAAATATATGTTTGTATGCAATCGAGATTGTTTTAATTGCACATATACGGATTGTGTATGTGATGAACCTTCTGACGATTTAGCTTTAGATAGACAGCTTGATTTAGAAGCTAAAATAAATATTACACCGGCGGCTAGAGCTTGTAAAAAATACAGGAAAACAGAAAAGGGTAAGCAAGCAGTATATAGGTGGAATCATTCAGATAAACATAAAGAAATAATGAGAAATTATAATAAATCTGAAAAAGGAAAGGAACGCTCAAAACGATTTGAACAGACAGAGGCTAGAAAGGCATACAGAAGAGAATGGCAAAGAAAAAAGAGATTAAAGTTAAAGGAGGAAAAAGAATTATGTATATAACCCCATTCATTTTAGGTGTAATTGTAGGTGCATTTAGTATGCTAGTATCAATTGTTATACTGGCATTAATCCTAACCGGAAAGAAAGGAAAATAATATGAGCGAAGCAGAATATATGGAAGATGGAGCAGATTATTTAGAGGAAGGATGTCAAAGACAGACTTGTGATGGCTGTATGGCTTACGATTACTGTATGATAAAAGGACAAGAGGATGAGCAATGGGAAGATTGATTGTTGCTGATACTTTAATTAAAGATTTAGGTTATTTATATACAAAAAATCGTATTCCCGTTGATATGAGAGCAAAACAAACATTATCAACAATTATGGAGCAACCAACAGCTTACAATGTAAATAAGGTTGTGGAACAGTTGGAAGAAATCAAGGCTTATATGCTATATGAAAATATGAACGCTGATGTTAAGTGGATTGATAGGGCAATAGAGATAGTAAAAGCAGGAGGAAATGTAAATGAGTAATCTTGATTTGATTATAAAAGACTTAAATAAGAAAATGAAAGTAGGAAATATTCAGCTAGGTGTGGATTTTCAGGAAGTACAGAAGATTCCTTTTTCGTCATGTAGATTGAATTATATGACCTATGGTGGAATACCTATAGGAAGAATAGCTGAATTTTTTGGTACAGATGGAAGTGGTAAGACAACAACTGCCATTGATATAGCTGGACAGACACAGAAGTTATTCCCAGATAAGAAAGTGTTGTTTGTAGATATTGAACATACATTTGACCCTGTATGGGCGACAAAGCTGGGATTGAACTGTGACGACTTGCTGTATTTAGACCCGGATAGCATGGGAGCAGAAGAAGTATTTAATATTATAATAGATATAATAGACAGTAGAGAAATAAGTCTTTGTATATTAGATTCTATTGGAGCTATGGTATCTATGCAGGCAAATGAAAAGGAAATTGGTGAGAGAACATATGGTGGAATCAGTATGGCTTTAACTGAATTTACTAAGAAGATAACTCCCGTATTAGCTAGAACACAGGCGAGCTTTATTGGTATAAATCAGGCAAGAGACGACATGAACAGTCCTTATGGTGGAACTACTACAACAGGTGGAAAGTGTTGGAGACATGGTTGCAGTACAAGATTAGAGTTTCGCAAAGGCAATTACATTGATGAAAAGGGTAATAATCTTTCAAGAGCTTGTGAGAATCCGGCGGGAAATATAGTCAATGTAGCCCTTATTAAATCTAAAGTATGCAGGTCAGATAGAAAAGTGGGATTTTATACTCTTAAATATCTGGAAGGAATTGATTATATTTCTGATGCTGTTGATGTTGCGATTAAATTAGGTCTTGTCAATCAGGCAGGAGCATGGTTCACATTAGTAGAACCTGAAACTGGAGAAGTTAAAGAGAAATTTCAAGGCAAGCCTAAATTGGTTGAATATTTAAAAGATAATACAGATGTTTATATGCAGTTATCTAAAGATATTCAGACATTGTTAGAAGAAGAATCTTAGTTATCAACATTTTATGAAAGTTATCTACATTAAATTGTGGATAACTTTTTTATTTATTTTTTTTTTAAATCACTTGACATTTCTATCTATATGTATTACAATATACTTGTAAATAAGAAATACATAATTTTAGGAGGACAAAAACATGAAAATGAAAATTAAATCTTGGAAAGTATCACAGATTATACATGATATGAGCAAATTTGGTGATAAATATGATATTAACATAGAAGGACAGACATTTGGTGTTGATTTTGAAAAATGCGTAGATGCAGAGGGTTATTGCACAGTCACGAATGTTTATAATGTTTTAAAAAGTACAGATAAAGCATTATATGTAAATATTGACGGCTTTAAAACTTGGATACCAAAAAGTGCTTCTGTATTATTGGGCTAAGGAGTTTATATGAAAGAAATATTTAAACAAATACATAGATATAGTGAACAGGAATTTGAAGAAGGTAAACCATTTGAGTTTAATCTTGATAGAGCAACAAAAGAACTAAATACAGAGATAGAAGATTATACATGGACAAAAGCTAAGAAAATGGAAGTAGGAAAATCATATAAAATCACTGTTAAAAAATATATGACAGAACCAGCAACATCTACTTTTGATTTTCAGGATAAATGGAATAATGGAAAGCCTATGCCACTTTGTATCATGCAAGGTGAAGTTATAAAAGAAACAAGAGGAATGTATTATATGAGTTTGCATGGCAAAGCAGAACCTATATCAAGATGTCTTGTATGTGGAAAACCATTAACTAATTCAGTATCTAAATTATATGGTATAAGTCCAGAATGTTCTGAAAAGGTTGGTATTATAAGAGTAGAAAGTGAAGAAGAAGCTAGAGAAAAGTGGAATGAGCTTGTTCAACAGATTGGAAATATCAAATGGGAAGGTTGGGTAATTAAATCAGCAATAAAAGAATGGGAGGTGATGAAAGGATATGTTTGATTTAACAAGAGAACAGTTGTTAAAAACATTAGAAAATTATGAAAAACTAATGGACAGAGTAGCAGAAGTAATTGATGAAATTGGCTTTACAACAACTGAATTCAACGCATTTGAATCAGAAAAAACTGAATTTGACAAAGATACCGTTTATGTAACGGCATATGATAGTAATTATGATTCATATGACGCAACAAGCGGTTCATTTCCATTAGATTTTCTGTTTGAAAGTGAAGAATGCCATAAAGATTGGTATAAAAACAAAAGAGAAAAAGCCAAGAAAGAAAGACAGCAAAAAGAAGAACAGCAGGAAAAGGAGCGAGAATTAGCTGAATTACAAAGGTTAAAGGAAAAGTATGAGTAGTTCAGCAAATTAGGATTTAGTGGCGGTATAAATATGAGTAGAGAAGAATGTGAAAACCAGATACTAGAAAAGTTGAAAGAAATAAAAGCTATTGCAAAGCAGTATGATAAGAGTACAGAATTTTATATATCACTTTCAATTTTTGAGGATGTTATGTCAGCTAATAATTCATATTGGGAAACTGAAACACCACTAAACGTTTCAGAATGCACAGACGGAAGGAGGTATCCATTTTGACAACTAGATATTTTTCAGATAGACAGGAGAAACATATTGCAAAAGTAACAGGTGGAAGAGTACAGAGCAATTCTGGTGGGACAAAGTTCGGAGGTGGTGATGTTCATACAGATAAATTTTTCATAGAAGCAAAGACACCTACAAAAGAACAGACTTCTTTTAGTATAAAAAAAGATTGGATAACTAAATTACAGGAACAGACATTTGAACAAGGAAAAGAAGAAGGTGTATTAGCTTTTCTATTTTCACCAGAAGATAGAGAGAATTTTTATGTATTAAATGAAAGACAGTTTTTAGAATATTTGAAGTATAAAGAGAATAAGGAGGATATATTTTAAATGATTAAATTAGAACATGTTGTTTTATTCAGCCCAGAACAGATGAAATTTATTATTGAGGGAATGAGAAATCCAATGAATAGCTGGGATAAAAGTGACAGCCGAATAACTGAAAACATTGATAAAAAGCCTATATTTGATTTACAGGAAAAAGATTATTCACTTATGACAAGATTAGCTGAAGCAGGTACAGACCATAGAAAATTTATGAGAATGATGCCAGTGTATGTGCGAATCACTGCACCTTTATATTGGTGGAAGGAGTTTGATACTTATAAAGTGGGAACAGTTGCTAATAGCTGTTCGACAATGCACAAGATTCAGGAGAAAGAGTTCACACTGGATGATTTTAGTCATGAGCATATTTGTATTAGTCCGTCCGTAGATGAATTAAACAAAACTATTGACCTTTTAAATATGTTTAGAAGTATTTATTTAAAAGGTGGACTTTTGCCCTATACTAATACAACATTGAAGAATTTTGAGCCAAAAGACAAAGAAATCTGGTGGCAGATGATACAGTTACTTCCATCATCATATAATCAGACAAGAAATGTTATGTTGAATTATGAAGTATTATCTAACATGTATCATTCAAGAAAAAACCATAAGTTAGATGAATGGCGAGAATTTTGCACGTGGATTGAAAACTTACCATACGCAAAATTAATTATTGGTGAAGAAGTAGTATCAAGTGTAGATAATTTTGATGTACGAAGATGATGTAGTGTTAGAAGGGAGATTATATGGCTAAATACAAAGATATTTTAGGAAATACAAGAGAGTATGAGGACAAGACAATAACAATCAGCCTTGAAAGATACAATACTTTGATTATTAAAGAAGCTATTGCCGATTGTCTTGTAGAAGCCAAGAAGAAAGAGAAAAAAGATAATTAAGAGGGATGTGGAACATATGAGACTTAAAGATATTACAAGAAGATTTGATAGTAGCAAATTTTACAAAGGCAAGTACAAAAAGTTTGACTGTCGTATAAACTATTCTTCTAATGATGATATTTGGTACTACTGCATAGATTCTAATGATGAAAGAGATATAAGATATAACAGCTTGTGGAATGACATAAAATTTAAAACACAGGAAGAATGTGTAAATGCTTGTCAGAAATGTATTGATGCTGTAATTAAAGGCAGAAAGGAGAATTGAGAGGTAGAGAAATGATAACAGTTGATGATTTGATAAAAATTCTTGATACAAAAGAAAATAGATATGGTGCTACAGGAAAACCGAGAATGTTGAATTTATCTTTAAATGGCAATTTTGCTGGCAGTATTGAATCTGTAAAGCTAGATGGTTATGGAGATGGACTTATTACGGATGTGACGATGGAGATTACTTCATCTAAATTCACAACAACCAATGCCGACAGGATAAGAAATATGACGAATGAAGAATTAGCAGAGTTTCTTATAACTTTTAAGAACACATTCGGCGAAGAATACGAGGGAGAAGCTAGTTGTATGGATTGGCTTCAATCAGAAGTAGAATAGGGAGGTATAAAAAATGAATGTAGTTAGATTTAGATTTCATTCAGCGGCAGTAAAATTTTATTCTTCAATAATAAATTTATTGTATGAAAAATGTAACGAACACATTGCTAAAGCTGAGAAAATTCTACAGGAGTTAGAAAGATATGAAAGATAGATATGAAAATAAAATTGTTTATCCATTTTGTAGAAAAGTCTTGATTTATTGACTTATATGTATTACAATATATATAAATTAATTTAAGAAAGGTAGATTTATTATGAGAATAAACGCAACATCAACTCAAAAAAGAAAAAATACTTATGTTGTTATAATAAATGTGAAGAAAAATGATAATGTTAAGAAAATACCTTGTGGTAGTAAGCAACAAATAAAAGACGAACTTACAAAATTAAATGCCAAAGGTTTAACATCTTATACATTCACACTCCTGAGAAATGGTATAACATATAAGGAATTTAATTTTGTAAAATCTATAGTAGATTTTATTAAATTTTTACCACTTATAGACGAGGAGGAAAATTAATGGCAAAGGAAGCGTTAGCAGTAAAATATAGACCTAAAACATTTGACGACATGACAGAACAGAGTGCAATCAAAGACATATTAATGAATCAGTTAGAGACAAAGACTTTTCAGCATGGTTATCTATTTACAGGGCCGGCAGGAACAGGTAAAACAACATCAGCAAGGATATTCGCTAATATGATAAATGATGGCAAAGGAAGTCCTATTGAAGTGGATGCCGCAAGTAATAGTGGTGTAGATAATATTAGACAGATTATAGAGGATGCAAAAAGAAAACCACTTGATGCAGAGTATAAGATATTCATAGTGGATGAATGTCATTCATTATCCAATGGTGCATGGCAGGCATTATTAAAGACACTTGAAGAACCACCAAAATTTACTATTTTTATTTTTTGCACTACTGACCCTCAGAAAGTACCTGCAACAATTCTTTCAAGAGTACAACGATACAATTTTCAGAAAATAAGTAATGAGGGTATTGTTAAAAGGCTTGAAGATATTTGTGTCCATGAAAATTCTCAAGATTATAATGACCCTGACCTTAGAGATATCGGTGATATAATAAGATATCCAGAAGCATTAGAATATATTGCCAAAGTTTGTAATGGTGGAATGAGAGATGCTATTACCTTATTAGATAAATGTCTTTCATTATCCCACGATTTAACACTGGAAAATGTCTTAAAAACTATAGGTGGTGAAGATTATAATACATTTATATTATTCTTAACAGCCTTACAGAATAAAGAAAAAGGAACTGCTATTACTACAATAGAAAATGTATATAATGCAGGTAAAGATGTGAAGCAGTTTATGAAAGACTTTGCAAAGTTTGTTCTTGAAGTTGAAAAGTATGCCTTGTATAAGAATTTTAATTATATTAGCTTACCTAATACTCTTGAAAATGAATTGGAACAGCTTATTGATGATAGTTTATTTGATGTTATGGATTTTATTGTATCAGTTAATAATCAGATTAAATGGGATAGTGACCCTAAGACTTTAATAGAATTATCTATTTTAATTTATTGTGGAAAGGAGAGTTAGATATGTATGATGAATCTCGTAATATTAGAGATATGATAGACGGAGAACTTAATAGAATTGCTATCACAGATGATACAGATGAAATAATAAAAATGATGGGTTATTTAGTAATAAATATAAATAAATATGCGGAAATTGCAAAATCAAGAATCAAAGAGAGAAATGCCAGACTTGGACAATATGGTGATAACAAGAGGTTAGATTTATGATAGGACAGAAGAATAATATTAAAACCCTTATCAAATGGAGATGTAATAGGGCTGTTCCAAGATTTATCATTATAGCCGGAGATGAAGGAAGTGGACGCTTAACCTTTGCAAAAGCAATTTTAAAAACAATAAATGCTAAAGGTGTAATCATGGGAAATGGTATTTCAGATGTAAGGGATACTATAGAACAGGCTTATTATATTACACAACCCACATGCTATATTTTCAGGAATGCAGATGATATGAAAAATGAAGCCAAGAACGCATTATTAAAGGTGGTTGAAGAACCACCTAATAATGCTTACTTCATAATGACAGTACACAATATTGATAATATGCTGGGTACAATCAGAAGCAGAGGAACAGTTATTAAAATGGAACCCTATACAATGTCGGAATTGCATTTTGTTAGTGAAGATGAATTAAAACTTGAATATTGCACTAATATAGGTGAATTACAAGTTGCACACGAAGAAGTGCAGAGAACAGAAGAGTGTGCCGATGGTGTATTAAAGGCTTTGAGGGATAAGAGTGGTACTAGACTATTAAAAGCCTGCACACAGCTAAGAGCCAAACAGACAGAAACAGATAAGATTGATTGCTTATTATTTTTTAGAGTTTTTCAAAAACGATTTTATAAAATTTATAATTTTAGTAATTTACCTTTAACAGCTTTAAGATATATATTTGTATGCAAGCAAGAATTAAATCGAAACACTGTAAATAAAAGAGCTAGTATAGAATCTATGCTTATTAAGATATTGGAAGTTTTAAAAAATGCAACTTAAATATGTTTTAAAAGAATATGCTCCTAATAATCCTTTTAATATTAAATTTTTTGAAGGCACTTATAAAAAATTTCGATGCAGTATAATTTTTGAAATCACGGAAGGTTTTTGGTATTTTTGCGTAGATTCACATGAAAGAAATATTCTTTATAATAGTTGGAGTCATGATAATATTAATTTTAAAACTAAAACGGAATGTATAAAAGCTTGTGAAAAATATATAAATGAGGTGATTCAGTGCAAAAATTTCCAAGACGATGGGATAAATTAACTTGTATTAATTTTTTGCAAAGAAAAATCATATTAAACTGCATTGCTTACTATGAACTGAATACAAATAAATTATCTGATAAAGAATATGATGAATTAAGTAAGCAGTTAGTGGAGTTGCAAAAAAATGTAAATATAAGTGATACCCAATATGGATATGTGATGTGTGATTTTGATGGAACTACAGGATTTGACTTATATGAAAGATTAAATGATTATGATAAGAAATATTTAATGTCTATTGCTATCCATCATTGTTCAACGAAAACAAAAGTAATCAAGAAAAAGAAAGGCGGTTTATTTTAATGGAACTTGTAGATTTAATGAAATCTATATCTGAAAATAGTGTACCACATTATTTAGTCCTTTTTGGTGAAGAGCAGGCAATTCTTGACATTTATATTCAGCATATAGCACAGAATTATAAGATTGTATATTGTGATACTGTAGCTTATGCACTTTCACAGGTTGGAAAAAAGAGTATTGATAAGTCCAGCAAAGTTTACATCGTGAATGAAGATAATGCTTATACTAAGGCAGAGGAAAGTTGGAAAAATGTAACACAGACTTTCAATAAAGGCAAGCATATTTTATTACTTAAATATCATAGTATAGATAAGAGAGGAAAATTCTATACACAGAATAAAGGAAATGCTGTAGAATTTACACATTTATCCGAAGATGTACTAATTAACTATATTCATCAAAAACTGCCTGATTTAAGTGAGGAAAACGCTTCTAAGTTAATAACATGGTGTAATTATGATTATGGCAGAATCTTGATGGAAATAGATAAGATATGGCAATGGATTAATTATTACACGGGTAAAGAAGGGACACCTAATACAGATAGTGCATTTAAGTTATTGGATAGGCAAGAATTATTTCATAAAGAAATAGGTGATATAACATTTGAATTAACTAATGCAGTATTAGGTGGGTATCCAGAGACAGCTATACAGAAACTTGATGAAGCTAAAAGAAAAGGAGAACCTGCTATGATGATAGCAAGTATATTATATAATGGTTTTAGAAATCTATTAGCATATCAAGGATTGGGAAGTAATAAGCAGAATGCAATGGAAAGAACAGGGATGAGTAAAGGGGAATTATATGGATGTACTAAGAATGTCGGAGGCTATAGTATAGCAGAAGTGCGAAGAAACATGCTTAAATGCCAAGAAGTAGAAGCTGGAATTAAAATGGGTACAATAGATGAAGAAATAGCACTTGAATATATTGTTTTATCCTGTCTGAAATAGACAGGATTTTTTATATAAATTTTAAAAATTACTTGACATTTCTATGTATATGTATTACAATATAACTAAGTTAAAGGATAACACATACATAGAAAGGTTAAAGGGTAATTAATATGAAATTAACATGTAAAATGAAATGTGATATTGTAGATTATATGAACACAACAGGAGCTGATAGAAAAACAGCTAAAGCAGTTATTATTAAAAAAGCGGAAGAGGAGGTATATTTTAATACTCCTGTTAAATGCGAGGAGAATATCAATGGTAAATGGATGCAATCTATTATAATGTGTCCTGTACGTGATGAAATATCCAAAAATGATGGTTATGCATATTTCAGTGTGTTTGACAGAAGTTTTAGACACGCAATTTAGTATATCATAAAGATGTGAAGTGATAACATACATAAAACACTATTTTATAAGGAGGACACTTAAATGACAAAAGAACAGGAACAGCTTGTAACAGATAATCATAATCTAATATATTTTTTCTTAAATAAGTGGGGAAAGACAATAGAATATTATGATATATGTGCTATAGGCTTATGCAAAGCGGCTATCACATATGACAGTTCAAAGAGTGTAAAGTTTGCCACATATGCAGAAGTATGTATAGAAAATGAAATCAAGATAGAATCAAGAAAACAGAAAAAATATTCTGTGTATTCATTAGATAGGACATTTTCCAGCACATTAGATGGAACTGGTGAAATAGCATTTGTGGAGAACTTGACAACAGGTTTATCCGCTTATGATGAGATACTTCCATATCAGCTAGATGAAATATTAAATGCCCAGGAATATAAGCTTGTAGCTTTGATATTAGAGGGTTATACACAAACAGAAATCGGAAATATTATAGGAATATCACAGTCTATGATAAGCAGAATGCTTTCTAAGATTAAACAGAAATTATTAAAAGGAGGAAAATAATGTTAATATCAAAAGGAGATGTATATTGGGTGGATATGTCGAAGGTATGGTCATCATCAGACATACACGCACAGAAAGGCGTGAGACCATGTGTTATCGTTAGTAATAATAAGAATAATGATAACAATTCAAGAGTTATCATAGTACCATTGACAACTAAAAAGGATGATTTACCACAGCATACAATGGTATTGTTACATAATATAAAGAACTATGTTGTCCCAGACTGTATAACATCTATACCTAAAAGCCTTTTAGGAAAAAAATATGGCTGGATTAGTAGGAGAGCCTTTAAGTATGTTATTAAGGCGGTCAAGATTCAGTTGGGATTATGGGAAGGAGATAAGAATGAACGATATTAAACAGACAACTTGCAAAAGATGTGGTAGAAAGCTAAGAACAGAAGAAGCTATTAATAGAGGTATGGGAATAACATGCTGGAGAAAATGGCAAAAAGAAAACAATCATAAAAAATTATGGGAGGATAAAGATGAGTAATAAACAGCTTGATTTAACATTTGTTAAAATGGTTAATGAAACATATGACAGGCAGAAACAGATATACAAGAAAGAGTGCCGGGAGTATGCAAAAATGTGCATATTAACAATAATAACATTATTAGCTTGTCTGTATTTAATAGCAAGAATATTATATAATCCCACAACAGATTACACAGTTGAATCACAGGAAAGTCAGCAGGCAGAATATACATACAATCCATATATAGAGAATCTTACACATGAAGAGATTAATATAGATTCTAATTATACAGACAATATGGAATATTTTGTGCGATGTGTAACGGCAGAAGCTGGCAATCAGGATGATTTTGGAAAACGTCTTGTCATAGATGTTATATTAAACAGATGTGATAAATATAATATGACTACAACAGATATTATAAATGCTCCCGGACAATTTGAAGTTGTTCAAAATAATATGATAAATATTATTGAACCCGATTTACATATATATGATTTATTTATTGAGGAGGTCATGAATAGAACTGATGAAGATATTATATATTTTCGTGAAGGATATTTTCATAATTTTGGAATACCTGTTATAAGTCATCAGGACCATTATTTTAGTAAATGTGAATAAAAATCTATAAACAACACACTACTCTCTAATGAATAGTGTGTTGTTTTTAGTTTAATAATATGTTAATATAATATTAATAAAAAACTATGAAAGGCGGGATAAATATAGACACTAAATCATTAATGTTTAAATTACAAAAGGCATTAAAAACAAAAGGAATAATACTATGTATTAATACAAATCAATTCTATTCTACAGGACAAGATAGGTATATAACAATGTATACTGTAGTAAGAAACAAGAAACAATTAATAAGAACAGCTAGTCAAATACAAGTGATAAATAAACTACAGGAAATATGGGAAGAGGTGAAGAATAGTGACTAAAGAAACAGATAGAGAGAAAGAAGCTAAAAAACACCTAAATCAAAAACAAATAGCTTTTGCATTAAACTATACAGAGAATCATAATATAACACAATCAGCTATTAGTGCAGGATATAGTAAGAAGACAGCAAGTGTACAAGGTTGCAATCTGTTAAAGAACACTAAGGTGCGAGAATATATAGATTCCATATTGGAAAGGATACAATCCGACAAGATAGCCAATATAGAAGAGGTCATGGAATACCTCACGAGAGTAATGAGAGGTGAAGAGAAGGACAGCTTTGACATGGAGCCATCATTGCAGGAGAGAACAAAGGCGGCTAATGCTTTGGCAGATAGATTAGATAATAGAGCTAAGAAGCTGGAAATTAAAACAGCTGTTACTATTATAGATGATATTCCGGAGGATACAGAGGTGGAAGATGATGAAGAAGATTAAAGGTAAATCTTTAACCAACTGTATAGGTCCAGCCTTTTATTCTATTCATAATGATATCAAAAATGGTAAGCATACATATTATGACTTAGAAGGCGGAAGAGGTTCCTTGAAGTCTTCTTTTATCTCTATAGAGATTGTGCATAATATGATGAAACCAGAGAACAAGAAGCAACATGCTGTCATATATAGAAAAGTAGGAGATACATTAGAGACTTCTGTATATGCACAGATAGAATGGGCTATTGATAAGTTAGGTGTGTCACATCTATGGAAAATGACTAAATCACCTATGAGAGCAGAATATCTTCCTACAGGACAAAGAATCATATTTAAGGGCTTGGATAAAGCTCAAAAGTCTAAATCTATAAAAGTACCTTTTGGATATATAGCTTATCTGTGGTTCGAGGAGTTTGATGAGTTTGCAGGCGAGGAAGAAATAAGAAAAGTTCAGCAGTCTGTTATCAGGGGCGGAAATAAGTTCATTGTATTCAAATCTATGAACCCTCCTAAATCAAGAAATAACTGGGCTAATGACTTCATAGAAAAAGAGAAGTTAAGACCTGATACATTAGTATCTCATACAACATACCTACAAGCACCTAAAGAGTGGCTAGGAAAGCAGTTTATAGATGATGCTGAATGGCTGAAGCTGGTTAATCCAAAAGCATACGAACATGAATATATGGGGATCCCTGTAGGCAATGGCACAGAAGTATTTGATAATCTTGAGATTAGAGAGATTACAGATAAAGAGATTGCTAAGTGGGATAAGTTGTATAGAGGAGTTGACTGGGGTTGGTATCCAGACCCATTCCATTATGGCTGTATGTATTATGATAAGGCTAGAATGACATTATACATTTTTGAGGAATTTAGAACTAATAAGATGAAGAATAGCGATACAGCACAGGTACTTAAAGATGATTTCAACGTGAGCCGCTATGATATAGTCACTTGTGATAGTGCAGAGGAAAAGTCTGTCAGCGATTATAGAGCATATGGCATTAATGCACGACCAGCAGAAAAAGGTCCAGGAAGTGTAAGATATGGTATGAAGTGGTTACAATCATTATTGAAGATTGTAATAGACCCAAGAAGATGTCCTGCGACTTCAGATGAGTTTAAAAAATATGAGTATGAGTTAGACAAGGAAGGAAACCCAACATCAGCATATCCAGACGCTAATAACCACAGCATTGATATGACACGATATGCGATGGAACCAGTATGGAGAAGGAAAGGAGCATAGATAAATGTATGATTATAAACAAGAGTTTTCTGATAATGTTGATATATTAAGTCAATCATATAGAGTTGAATTTTTAGCAGAAGATAAAGATTCAAAATTTGGGAACGCAGATGGTTATATAGACCCTACAATACATTTAATACGGGTTGCATTTTTACAATCTAACGAGAGTTCTGTTCAGGATTTAGCGATATATGCTAAGAAAGTAATGAGACATGAGATTGTACACGCTTATTTATATGAATCGGGATTAGCTGAAAATTCTTTTTCTGTTGCTAACTGGGCTACTAATGAAGAAATGGTTGATTGGATAGCTAGACAGTTACCAAAAATGAAAAGAACAATGGAGACATTAAATTGCTTATAAGGGAGGATAAGAAAATGATAGATAATGAATATCAGAATGGTAATCATGCCAGCTATTATGGAGGAAAAGATAATCCCTATGAATGTGTAAAAGTTATCAACGCATGGGGAGAGCAAAATAACTGGGATTTCCAGGATGGTTTTTATCTTGGAACAGTTCTTAGATATTTGTGTCGTAATGGCAATAAAAGGGGTAATTCTAAAGAACAGGATTTGCAAAAATGTATAAATTATTTACAAATGTATTTAGATGAATTAAAATCTAAAAGGGAACAGATAGAACCTTTAGGCTATACAGAATAGGAGTGTGAATATGATTAAAAGATTATTGAGACTTATTCAGGAAGCACTGAATAAAATGTTTGCTACCAAAGATATAAAAGCGGCATTGAGTATATCTATAGATACAATATCACAGGATATGCAGGATGCGATTGATTTATGGAGACAGATGTATAAAGACAACTCGCCTTGGCTTGATGATGATGCTGGTATATACTCTTTAGGGCTTGCCAAGCAGATATGTAAGGAATTACAACAGCAAGTATTGAGTGAGCTTGAAACACATATAAGTGAGCCTGGAGTTAGTGATGATGTAGCTGATGAAGATAAGCAAGCTGAGGAAGTAATAGATACAAGGGCTAAATACCTGAATGAAATATATACTAAGAGATTCTTAAAACAGCTTCCACAGGCAATGGAAAAGGCTTTAGCACTAGGTGGTATGATTATCAAGCCTTATTTTAGCAATAACGATGTATATTATGATTATTGTTATCAAGGCGAGTTCTATCCTATAGCCTTTGATGATGATGGAAATATTATAGATATAGCTTTCTATGATTCTTTCACTACTGCTGACTATGTGTATACTAAGATTGAGAGACAAGAGTTTATTGCATCTGAACATAAGATTATAGTAACTAATACAGCTTATAGAGCAAAGGTTGTTGATAAAGATGATGATACAGTTGAGCAGGATTTAGGAAATGAGATTCCATTGACAGACGTGGATAAGTGGGCTAATTTAGAGCCATATGTACCTATTGAGAATGTAGAGAAGCCTATGTATGGATATTTCAAAGTCCCAACGGCTAATAACATTGACCTTAATAGCCCACTCGGAATATCTATATTCAGTCCTGCCACTAAGCTAATAAGAAAAGCAGATGAACAGTTCTCAAGATTGGATTGGGAATACAATGGAGGACAGCTTGCAATTGATATAGACCCTAATGCAGTACAATATTCAACTGAATACTACGGCACACAGATGAAGCTGGATAAATGCCAAGATAGATTGTATAGAAAAGTAGATTTAGGACAGGATGATACCTATAATGCGTGGGCTCCAGCTCTTAGAGATGCTAATTATATCAATGGACTTAATGCTTATCTCTGCAAGATTGAGGATATTACAGGACTTGCAAGGGGTACATTAGCACAGGTAGAAAGTGAAGCAAGAACAGCTACAGAATTAAAGTTGTTAAAACAGCGAACTTATATAACAGTATCAGCTATTCAGGAATCTATGGAGAAGGCTATAAAAGATATTGTATATGCTACTAATGTATTAGTATCTTTGTATAATCTTGCTCCTGAAGGCGATTATGATACTATTATTGAGTGGCAGGATAGTATATTAACGGATACAGATACAGAGCTTGAACAACAGCTTAATCTCAAGCGTGAAGGCATTATAAGCAAGGCAGAGATAAGGGCTTGGTATAAGGGAGAACCATTGGAAAAGGCAAAGAAAGAGATAGCGGCTATGGAAAAAGAGGCACAGCAACAGCAATTAAATGATATATTCTCCGGTATGCCTTCTACCACACTTGAGAACAATGGCATAGATGATGAGACAACCAAAGAAAAACAGACTAAACAAGAAGAAGAGGAGTGATTAAATGCTTTCTGATTCTAAATTAACAGATTATTCCTACATTGTAGCGGCTAGATTTGAAGCCATTAACACTCATTATATAAAGCTAATGGCTAAACAGATAAAGGAGATAGGGCAGCTATCTCCTTCTAATATCTACCGGTTACAGCAGATGACCAAAATGCAACAAAACATTGATACTATTAATTATTTGCTGGCACAGGAAACAGGAAGAACACTTGAAGAACTATATCAAATCTATGACATGAGTGGAATGTCTTTATATGGAGATACTTATAAGTTATATACTGCAAGGGGTATATCACAAGTGCCGTTTGAGCAGAATACAAAAATACAACAGTATTTAGAAAGCATGAAACAGCTTACAGCTAATACATTTGTTAATCTATCAAATACAACAGCCCTGTATGAACCTTATAGACATTTAGTTGATACAGCTATAGATGCAGTAGTTAATGGAGTAAGCTCTTATGATGAACTTATAAGAACACAGCTTACAGATACATCTCTTTCTCCACTTGTAAGAAATGCTGATGAGGGGTTAAGAATCACATATACAAGCGGACAGACAAGGAGATTAGATAGTGCTATTCGTATGAATGTATTAGATGGTATTCGAGAAGCTAATAATGGTATTAGAGAGCAAGTTGGAAAAGAGTTTGGTGCAGATGGTGTAGAGGTTACTGCTCATGCTTTATGTGCCGCTGACCATATAGATATTCAAGGACGACAGTTTAGTAAAGAAGAGTTTGCCAGGGTTAATGGTGCATTAAGAAGAAAGATATCAACTTGTAATTGTAAACATGCAACATTCCCGATTATCTTAGGTGTATCCGAGCCAGCTTATACAAATGAAGAATTAGCTTCCTATAAGGCTAATAGTGAACAGAAAGTGACTATAGATGGTAGAGAAATGACTAAATATGAAGCTACACAGGTACAAAGAAAGGTTGAAACAGAAATACGAAAGGCGAAAGATAGAACTATCTTTGCAGAAAACTCCGGAGACACAGAATTAGCAAAGCAAGCTAAAGCAAGGGTTGAAACATTAAAAAAGCATTATAACAATGTTTCTCAACAAGCTGGATTAACTCCTAAAATGGATAGAACTTATGTGCAAGGTTATAAAGGAAAGCAGGTAAAACCTAAGTCAATTAAATTGTCTATATAGTTATCAACTAAAATAAAAGTTATCAACATAAAATTGTTGATAACTTTTTTATTTTTGACATAATTGTGGATAACTATGTTAATAACTTGTTGATAACTATGTGGATAAGTCAAAAATGTGTATAACTTTTAAAAAATTGTGAATAACTTTGTTGATAACTATTTACATTGTTGATAACTTTGTGTATAATACAAGATGTAAATAATCCATATTCCGGAAAGCGGAATTAAAAAATATTTTAGATTAAGGAGACACCGTATGAAAAACATTTATGAAATCTTGAAGTCCTTTGGACTTGTCGTACCAGAAGATAAGAAAGATGAATTTGACAAAATGCTCAATGAAAACTATAAGACACAGGCAGAAGTCAATAATCTTAATATTAAGCTGACTAAGGCAGAAGGTGAAAGGGATGCTTTACAGGTGCAGTATAACAATGACATTAAACAGCGTGATACTGACTTGGCAGGTTTAAAGCAGAAACTTGCTGAGGCAGGAACTGATGCAGAAACATTGAAGAATCTTCAGATAGATTTTGATACACTGAAGACCAATTATGCTAATGCTCAGGCGGATTATCAGAAACAACTTAATAAGCAGGCTTATGAGTTTGCTATTAAGGAAAAAACTAATAGCTTACAGTTTACAAGTAACTCTGCTAAGAAAGCATTTTTAAGTGATGCTTTAGCAAAGAATCTTACTATGGACAATGGCAATATATTAGGATTTGATGATTTTGTAAATGCTTATAAGGAGCAGGATGCAGGTGCATTTGTAGTAGAATCCACTACAGAAGAACCTAAGCCGCCCATGTTTGGTTCTAAGTCTAATAAAAAGGATGAATCTAATCCTAAGACAGACGAACCTAAGGAGAGACCATTAATTTGGTAATTTAGAAAGGAGATTATATAATGCCAAGAATTACATCATTAGAAGTATTACTCGACCCCACAGGCAAAATGCTTTTAGCAGAAGCCTATGACGGAGTTATTGAGAATGTGCAGAAAGCTACAATCTCAGGACAGTTGAAGAACACAGATTTATCTGGAGACCCAACAGCCGGTACAGTAGAAGCGAAGAGATTCGTTAATGCTAAATCTAACGCTTATGGTACAGCCAGAGGAAAGGGTAAAGGTGAGCTTGTAAAAGGTAAGCCGGTAACAATTCCTATTGATACAGACAGAGAGTTTATCGAGGAAGTTGAACAGAAGGATGTATCTCTTTTAGGCGTGGATGGACTTATTACAAGAAGAAGTGCTAATCATGCAATGCAGATGGCTAATGAGCTTGATAGAGCTTTCTTTGCAGAATGTGTTGCTAGTGGTACACAGTTCACACCATCTACAGAAGCAACAGCAATCCAGGATATTATTGAGGAAGCTATTGTAACGCTTGAAACACTCAAGAATGATTATATTGATGGTATTCCAAGAAATATGTTATCTGTAGAAGTTACACCAGCCATATATAGCAAGATGAGAAAGTACCTTGATGAGTCTGTGCATAACGCTAATGTTGATACAGCGGCTGAAACATTTGACAGATTTCACGGTGTTAGATTTATTTCTACAATCAACATGCCAACAGGTTGTGACTTCATTGTTCAGGTTGATGGCTCTGTAGCACAGCCAGTAAGAAGTAAGGCATATTCAGCTGAGAAGATTCCTATGTCTGAGGCTTATGCCATTGAGTTATTCTTTTACTATGGTACTAAGGCAGTCACACCAGAAACAATCCTCTTCTACTCTGCTACAGGTACAATGACTGTTATTTCTAAGGCTGGTGCAGAAACAGGTAAGACAGCTCTTACAGTTTCTCCAGCTAAGACAGGAACTAACACATACTCTTATAAGACAGCAGAATCAGTTGATGTTCCTAAGTTAGGAGCAACAGTAGAAGGATATACAGCTTGGAATGGCACAAATGAAATCACAGCCACAACAAACAATGATATTGTTGTAGTTGAGCTTACAGCAACAGATTCTAAGGTTGTAAGGGCTGGTAAGGCTAAAGTAACATCCAATGCAGATAATGAATAATCAGGAGGTAGCATATGAGATTACAGCTAAATAGTGGTGTAATCTTAAATACCGACAATGAATCTTTAATTCATCAGTACCTGAAATATGGTGCTGTTGAATATAAAGAGCCAATGGAGGCTATTGTTGAAGAAGCACCTAAAACAGAAGATGTTGTTGAAGATGTTGTTAAAGAAGCACCTAAAACAACAAGAACAAGAAAGAAAGCTATTAAGTAGTTAGGAGGTGGGTTCCATGTATCTTTCTTATAGTGAATATAAAGAGCTTGGTGGTACAATGGACGAAGCCACTTTCAATAAGAATGAGTTCGAGATTGAAAGTAAGATTGACTATTTAACTAATGGCAGAATTAAGAATCTATCTCAAGTACCACAAGCAGTCAAAATGTTATGTTTCAGGCTTGGAACGAGCTTTTGGGAAAAGGTAGATATAGATGCACCTAATAACTTATCAAGTTATTCAAACGGAATTGAGAGTTTTGGTTATGCCAACACGACTACAACGCAATCATCTGGCACATCTGTTGTAGATAAGCAGATTAGTAACATTGTAGCTGAGTATCTATGGGAATATCCTGAGTTATTATACAGAGGGAGGAAACAATGGAAGCGAAAGTTATAACGATTGCAAACCGGCTTAATCGAACAGATAGCGTTACCGGATTGGATGTGTGGTATAAGACAGAATTGCATGATATCACTTATTCTAAAGAGCGTGTGACAGATGTAAATGGAACACAAGTGAGCGTAGGCGAAGTATTTACCATCTTGATACCATTTGACAAATACTATAAGCCATATATTGAATGGAAGAAGTTAGCTGATAAAGACGGCTTCTATACATTATCACAAGGCGATTATATTTTCCTGACACAAGTTGAAGAAGACATACAACCCAATAATATAATGACTTTAAAAAACAGTTATAAGCCGTTGGTATGTGAGGTGCGAAGCATTATAGAAGTATCACATAAGCATGGTGCTACTATAAGATTGAAAGTGAGTGGTGTATAATGAGTACAACTAAGGTCACAACGATTATCAATAACCCTGGAGATACTATTAACAGGATTTTAGATGATGATGTAGGAAAATTCGTAGCCAGTGAATGGTCAAGATATTTTGCCAAATATGTTCCAATGCGAGAAGGAACACTTGCACAAAACATCACTATTGAACCTTATCAAGTCACATATAATTCACCTTATGCTCATTACCAATGGGAAGGAAAATTATATGTTGACCCTATCACACATAAAGGAGCTTTCTATGACCCAGATTATGGATTTTGGAGCCGTCCTGGAGTAACTAAGATTCCAACAGATACACCATTAAATTATAGTAAGGAACAAAATCCGCTGGCTACAAGCCATTGGGAGGTTCCTGCTTACAATGCTTTCAAAGATACTGTAGCAAGAGCAGTAACCAACTATTTGAAAAGGAAGTGATAAAATATGAACCTATATAACAATATCAATCAATGGTTATCCAAAAACTATCTTCCCCTTATGAATAATAACTGGTTATATTTCAACGCTACTCCGACAGTTGTTGGAACCACTGCCATGAACAGTGTTACCGGTAATCGAGTTACAAAAAGATTTATAGATGGTACTAAACAGCATGAGTTATTGTTTGGAATTGATATGATTACCCAGTATGATAATCAGGGTACAAGTGATATTAATATGAAGGCTATGGACGAAGTTGATAAGTTTGCTGAATGGCTTGATACATTAAGCGTTGATAACTATCCAGATTTTGGTGAAAACAACACTATATTAAAGATAGAAGTATTGACTAATGTACCTAATTTATTGATTGATTCTACACAACAGCTTGCAAAGTACCAGTTTCAGACAAGAATAACATATAATGAAGAAAGGAGTTTAAAATCATGAAATTAGAAAGAGAAGCTTTGATGCACTATCTTGATTCAACATTTACTACATCTTCAGAATCCCCTAGCTGGTTTTTGATTGGCAAGGATATTGAGGATATGAGTGTTGAACTTAATCCGGACACAGAAACAACTAAGAATATCTTAGGGGAGACGACTGTAAAAGATAATGGTTATGAGCCTAGTATGTCAGCTGACCCATACTATGCTAATCCAGAAGATAGCATATATGAAAAGCTCAGAGATATTGCTATGAACAGACTAAAGGGTGATAAGTGTAAAACAAGATTGCTTGAAGTGATTATTGATGATACATCATCAACATCATATAAAGCATGGATGGAAGATGTCATTGTTAAACCTCAGTCATATGGTGGTGATACATCCGGTGTAGCTATTCCATTTGATGTTTTATTTAATGGAAACAGAAAAGAAGGTACAGTTACTATAACAGCCGGCGTTCCAACATTTACACCCAAAGAAAGCTAGTCAAGATGCTAGCACTATAAATTCACAATCATTGTTAGATGATTATAAATCAATTATTGATTAATCATAAGGATAAGGGTATTTGATTATCCTTATCCTTAATTTTTTATTTAGGAGGATTTCACAAATGGCAAGTATTAAAATTGAAACAGGTTTAAAAACATATGATATCGAAGATGAGAATGGAAATATAAGAGGACAGATTACTATTAATCCCAAAGATATGAGCTTTTTTGGTAAAGCCCTGAAAATGAGGGATACAATCTTACATTATATGGATGATTTAGATGTAAATGATTCTACTAAGACAGAACAGCAGATTATTGATATCTTTGATAATACAGACAAGATTATTAAAGAGGAAATTGATAAGCTATTTGGGGAAGGAACAAGTATTATAATATTTGGACAGCAAAGTTCTTTGTCTACTATCAATGGAGTAACATTTGTTGAGCGTTTCTTATCCGCATTTATGCCTATTATACAGGAGGAGTTCAAGCAGGAAATACAGAACAGTTCTGCTAGAATTGATAAATATGTAAGTCAGGTGAAGTAATATATGATAGGACGACTTCCTACAGCATTGACAGTAAATGGAAAAGAATATGATATCCGTACTGATTATCGAGATTGTCTTACTGTTTTAACCGCCTTCAATGACCCAGAATTATCTGATTTGGAAAAAATAATTATAACAGTTAAGATTATCTATATAAATCCTCCTGAAGACATCCAAGAAGCATACGAGAAGGCAGTGTGGTTCTTGGATTGTGGAAAAGATTTAACTTTAAACGATAAATCTAAGCCTCAACTCTATGATTGGGAGCAGGACGAACAGATGATGTTCTCGGCTATTAATAAAGTAGCAGGAAAAGAGGTTCGTGCCGAAAAATATATGCACTGGTGGACATTTATGGGCTTATTTAATGAAATAGGTGAGGGAATGTTTGCTAGTGTTGTTAATATAAGAAATAAGAAAGCTAGACATAAGAAGTTGGAAAAATACGAACAGGAAATGTATAGAGAATATAAAGATATTATTGATTTACACACAAAGAAAAAACAGCGGAGCGATGAGGAAAAAGCCGCATTGGAGAAACTGCTTTCATAAATATAGAAAGGAGGTACTATGGCAGACGGAAAAGTTATAATTGAAACTGGTTTGGATATGACTGGTGCAACTAAAGATTTGAATAATCTTGGTAAGACCATAAGTAATAAAAGTCAAAAAGCTACACAAAAATTAAATAAGGAAACTATATCATTAGAAAAAAATTTAAAGAAAGCCGGGGATAGTGGAGCTAAATCCATGCAACAGATATCCAGTGGTGCAAATAAATCTTCTAAATCTATAGGTGGATTAAAAGCATCTTTGGGAAAAATAGTTGGTATCTTAGCGGCAGGTTTTTCAATAAGGGGTATTGTTAATATAGGAAAAGAAGCTGTAAATCTTGCCTCGGATTTGACAGAAGTGCAAAATGTCGTTGATACGGCGTTTGGTTCTATGTCACAGAAGATGGAAGATTTTGCAAATACCGCTATTGACACATATGGTATATCTAAATTAACTGCCAAGAATATAGGTTCCACTTACACAGCTATGGCAAGAGGTATGGGTCAGTCATTAGATGAAGCCACAGACAAAGCACTTGAAATAACTGGAAGAGTGGCTGATATAGCTTCCTTCTACAATTTGTCTATAGATAGAGCCAATACCATAGGAAGAGCTGTATATTCAGGTGAGACAGAACCTTTGAAGCAGATTGGTGTTATAATGACGGAAGACCAATTAGCGGCATTCGCCTTAGCTAATGGTTATGACACATTATATAAGAATATGAATGCCGCCCAGAAATTGGAAGTGCGACAGGCTTATTTCTTAGCACAGACCAATCTTGCCGCTGGAGATTTTGTTAAAACTCAAGATTCTTGGTCCAATCAGACTAAGATTTTATCTGAGAGATGGAAAGAATTTCTTTCTGTTTTAGGTAGTGGATTAATACAGATTCTTACTCCAGCCTTGAAGTTCTTGAATCAGTTTGTTTCTGCAATCACTTCAGCCTTGACAGCTTTTAATAAGTTCTTAGGTATTAATACAGAAGTATCCTCTACAGGTGCGGCAGGAATAGCTGATATTGCGGATGGTATGGACGATGTAACAAGTAGTACAGAAGCCGCTAATGACGCACAGAAAGACTTATTAGGAAGTTATGATAAACTTGATGTAATATCTAAAGATACAAGTTCTGGAGCAACCGGTGCAGGTGGTGGAGCTGGGGCAGGCACAGGTCTAAATGGATTAGATATAACAGAATCTTTGAATAATTCCAAGACAAAAGCTTTTGAACAACAAATGAATAAATTACAGTCTATATTAGATAAATTTTCTAAATATTTAAAATCAAATTTTGGTGACACCATAAAAAAAATTACTAAAGACTTTAAAAAGAATTTTATAAATACAAAAAATATTTTCTCTAAAGTGTTGAATGACATAAAATCTTTGTTCCCAGATTTTATAAAATATCTACAAACCGATTTTGTAAATATGGTTAATGCCAGACTTAATTTTGTAGGAGATGTCGTCAATGGATTATGGGACAGCTGGAATAGAGTCTTTTCCGATTTATGGGATATTGTGATTTTTCCATTTTTAGGTAAATTAACGACAGAAGGATTACCCACAATTTCAAAATTTTTGACGGAATTTTATAAATTAGGTTCCGATACATTTACACAGTTTAAAGACATATTTGATACAGTCTGGACAGAAGGAGCTGTTCCTGCTTTATATCTTTTTTCCGATGTATTTAATGATGTTATTGATTTAGTATCTCAAAAATGGAATGAATACGGACAGCCTATTTTCGATGGATTAAGAACTACAGTAGAAAAAGTTGGGTCAATCATAAAAAATACATGGGAAAAAACTATAAAACCTATATGGGATGAATTAATGTCTACCTTAGATGAAATATGGAATAAACATGCACAGCCTTTATTAGATAAATTTTCAGATTTTGTAGGAAAATTAATATTGTTAGGACAAAGAATATTAAATAATTTTATTTTACCTGTAGCAAGAGAATTTCAAGAATTATTTGGAACACCGATAGGACATACCATTCAAGATTTAATTAAATTACTAGGATTATTTGTTGACGGATTGATGGATAAGGCTAATCGTATATTCTCAATTCTTAACAATATAATTGATTTTGTAAATAATGTATTTTCCGGAAATTGGGAAGGAGCTTGGAATAATATAAAAGATGTCTTTACAAATATTTTTGGTATGATTACTGATTCCGGAAGAGATATAATGAATACCTTGATATGGATTATTAACAGCGTCTTGACTGGAATACAAGATGGAATTAACTTAGGTATTAGAGCTTTAAATTCTTTATCTTTTACTGTGCCGGATTGGATTCCTGTGATTGGTGGAAATCAATTTGGATTTAATATCCCGGAAACATATATTCCTGACATACCTTATCTTGCCAGTGGTGCAGTAATTCCTCCTAATAAAGAGTTCATGGCAGTATTAGGTGACCAGTCTTCTGGTACTAACATAGAAACCCCACTTAAAACAATGATTGAAGCATTTAATGCCGCATTAGACGCAAGAGGAGGTTCTAGTCATGAACCTATAATTTTACAGCTTCCTAATGGAAAAGTAATCGCGGAGATTGTGTGGAATGAGGAAGAAAAACGATATAAGCAAACAGGTTCATACAAGCCTAGATATTCATAGATTGGAGGTGATTTAGGTGGATAATAGTCCATTCAAAGGGTATCTATTAAAAGCTATCAGTACAAATACAATATTATCAGGCGAATTTATAGAGACATCAACTTGGAAGACCACACCTAATCAAAGGGAAGAAATTAAAGCTATACGAGACGATAATACAAGAGATTTATTTAGAATTACTGCGGAAGGAAAGAAAAGCATTTTTCAGTTTGATACTGTAGATGGTATGAATCTTGAACAAAAAATGGCTTTTCAAAAATTTTTCACAGACGCAGAAAGTAATGTGGAAGAGCGTAAAATACAATTAGAGTATTGGAATGACGAAGATAATTCCTATAAAACTGGATATTTTTACCGACCTAACATGGAATTTACCATACAAGAATATACAAATAGTGATATAATATATGGAAGTATGAATTTCCAATTTGTTGAATATTAAGGAGTATTTATATATGGAAGGTTTTAATCGACAAACAATTATAAGTTTTCCGAACAGGTCAGATATTTCTGACCTGTCTACAGGAATTATAAGTGGTACATTATCTATAGAAGAGATTTTATGTGAAAAAAATATAGAATTTGGAGCATTTAACGCTTCTAAATTTGAGGTGCAATTGTATGATTTTGGTGACATTTCCAATGAAGCTATAGAAGTATATCAGCTGGATAACGGAATTAAAAAAGCTATATTTACAGGTATTGTTGATAGCTGTAAAAAGGATAGCAATGGATATTATCGAGATATTGTGGCTTATGACTCTGTGTATGAAAAAAGAGACATAAATATTGCAACATGGTGGAAGGAATTCTGGAAAAATAAAACTACCACAAATTTAAAAGAATTAAGAACAAGTCTTTTAAACTATATGCAGATTACATATGTTAATAAAGATTTATTTAATGATACTTTGACGTTTGAAAAGCCAGCCGATTTTGATAGCATTCCTTTTGGAACAATGCTACAAGCTATTTGTCAATTACAGCTATGCTTTCCACATGTTAATAGAATTGGCTCATTAGAATTTATAACGCTATCTACTAATAAAGATGAAGCTATAACAATTTCAGAATCTGAATTTGAAAAGGGTAATACAACCTTTGAAGCTTATTCTACCCATGTAATTACAAGGGTACAAATATACAATGGAAGCAATGAACTTGTAGGCATTGCTGGACTTGAAGGAAATAATTATACAATTTCGGACAATTTGTTTATAACAGCTTTTAATACTGAAGAAGTTAATACAATAGCTGGTAGCATATTAAACCAATTAAAAGATATATCATTAACGCCAATTGAAGTTACCATGTTGCAAAGTAACTTGGATTTTAAACTCGGTGATTATGTAAAGGTTGGAAATGTATATAGCTATATAATGGCAAATTCTATGTCTGGTATACAGTTAGTTGAACAAACGCTGAAAGCAGATGCAGATGAATATTTTAGCGAAACTACTGCATATGATGCCAATATACAGTATTATAAGGATAAAATAAATCAGGTTGCACATATTATGGAAACGGATTATTTAAAGACATCCGTAGCGGATATTAAATATTTATCCGTAGATAAACAAAGTGTCATAGAAGCTAACATTAAAGAGGCAGTGATACAAGAAGCAGACATTAAATATGCAACGATTGAGAATGAAAAGGTTATTAATTCTAAAATTGATAACTTAGAAGTTCGGTATGCTGAGGTGATAACTTTAAATGCAGATGTATCAAATATTAAAACATTAATGTTTGGTTCTGCATCCGGCGGTTCTTTAACTACAGAGTTTTCAAATTCTGTAGTAAGTCTTATCGGTGATGCACAGATAAAGTCTGCAATGATAGAAAGTATAGCCGCAGATAAGATTACGGCTCTCGACCTTAATACAACTAAATTTAAAGTTCACAGCGAAAACGGCATGTCATATTGGCAAGATAATACAATCATCATTAAAGATAGTAATAGAATAAGGGTTCAGATAGGTAAAGATGCCAATTCTGACTACAACATGTACGTTTGGGATAAATCCGGCAATCTGATGTTTGACGCTTTGGGTTTAACTGAAAACGGCGTAAAACGTGAGATTATTCGTAATGACATGATAAAGGAAGATGCAAATATCGCGGCAAGTAAGCTGAATATAGAAAGCCTTTTTAATGTCATTAATGAAGACGGAAGCCATACGTTGAAAAGCAGTAAAATTTACATTGATGCGAACAAACAGACACTTGATATTGCGTTTAAAAACATGACTACAAATGTTACGGAGTTACAGAAGTCTGTAACAACGCAGGGAACACAGCTTACTGCTGTGCAAGGACAGATTTCAAGCAAGGTTTGGCAACAAGACATAAATACAACTGTGAATAATCTCCAAATCGGCGGAAGGAATCTTTTCCAAAATACAGGTTATACAAGAGGAAATTTATATTTAGGGTGGTATCAGAGCACAACGACAACTCATAAAGATGAGATTATTGCTGATAATGCCACACTTTCCGGAAAAGCTCGAAAAATAACATATGTAGAAGCTGGCTCACAGGGAGCATACATTGATATTCCCGCAAGTCTAAAAAGCAAAAAGAATTTACAAAAAAAGGTATATACACAATCTTGTTTGTTAAAGGCAAATAAAGCAATATCTGTAACGTGGGGAAACAGCAGTCCAGGATTTAATAAAAGCACGGTGAACGTTTCAACAGAATGGCAGAAATTTGAAATAAAAACTACAGTTGTTGTAAATTATGTATTCAGTAAGTTGACGGAATTTTTTGTGTCAAATGTGACAGCAGGAACGGAGTTATATATCGCGGACTACAAATTTGAAGAAGGAGAATTTGCAACTCCTTGGACACCAGCACCAGAAGATATAGACAGTGATATATCATCTGTAGATACAAAAGTAACAACAGTAAGCAATCAGTACACGTCACTTAATCAGTCACTTACAAGCCTTACAGCAACAGTGAATAGCAATACAACAAAGATTAACAGTAAAGCAGACGGAAGCACTGTAACAGCTTTACAGGCGAATGTGACGGCTTTAACGGCAGATTTGAGCGGATTTAAAACAAATGTGAGTGAAACGTATACAAGCAAGACAGAGTTTAATAGTTTGCAGATTGGCGGAAGGAATCTATCTAGGCTTGGGGAACTTATATCATATAATTCTGCGAGTGTATCTTTTAATAAACAAACAAATACATACACGGTAGTATCACCGCCTAATGCAGGTGGCACAACGCAGGGGAATGGTGTGGCGTTTAATCGGAAAGCACGAATTCCTTTTGGGAAGCCATATAGGGCTTCAATAGAAGTCTTACTTCCTGTAGACATTAATGTTGTGGTAGATATGAACAATAGTCCTGAATCAGGTTCTATAATATTAGGAAGTAATGATAATGATGCTAAGGAACATAGAACAAATAATGTTTTTTCGGTAAAAGCTAATACTTGGACTAAATTAACATGGGGCTCTTATAACGGGAATTCTCGTAATACAAATAAAGTTGACCTTTTAATATGGGACGGAATAGGAATAGTTCCACAATCATCTAATATTACCTGGTATGTCAAAAATCCAAAGATTGAACTCGGCAACAAAGCCACAGATTGGTCTCCAGCACCGGAGGACGTTGACGAAAAATTTACAGAATATAGTACAACAACGCAAATGAATTCTGCAATAAATCAATCAGCCAGTTCGATTTTAACAACTGTAAGCTCTAATTATGCAACAAAAGCGAGCTTGGAATTGAAAGTTGACAAAGACAAGCTGATAAGCGAAATTAATGCAAGTGCAGATGTTATAACGCTTAAATCGAACAGGTTTGTTTTAGACAGCACTAATGCGAAGATTGCGGCAGATGGAACTGTAAATTTTACAGGTGGAATTATAGGTGGCTGGACCATTAATAAATCGGCATTATATAGTGATTATGATAAATATAGAAGCTATATACAAAAATCAACCTCTAATGACACATGGGTATATTCAACTCAGGTTAAAATTAATAATAATTACTATGGAACTTGGCATGTAAATGCAGACGGAATGATGTATATAGGTAGTGTATCACTAGAAGGTGGCTATAATATAAATGATAATAAAAATTTTGGAATTACTTTTTATGATACTAAGCATTTATTTCAAGGAAAACCAAATGCTTTAGCTTATTTGAGTTCAGGCTATTATTATAATCCTGAACGCTGGTCTATTGATTTCAGGATAGATAACGGGGATTCATTTGAATTAACATATTCAATTAATGGTGATGACCCAGCTTATTATGCAAATGTATTAACTGTGGGATATAATGCAAATCCATATTTAATGTTTAATAATTTAATTTATGCAGATTATGCAGGTAATCAAATGCGTATTTCAAATAGTGATTTTACAAATTTAATTAATTGTGAACTATCTTTATACGGAACTGGAAAAGTAGCATTTAACTGGCATGTAAACGGCACGATTTATGGCAATGTATCATCTGATTCAGATAAAAACATTAAAAAAGATATTCAAGCTCTTAATATTGAAGATTCAGCACGTTTTATTTACAGTTTAATTCCGTCAGAGTTCCGATTTAAAAATGGGACGTCAAATAGATTACATCATGGATTAATTGCACAAGAAGTTAAAGAATCAATGGGAGAAAAAGATTGGGGATTATTTATTGATAAACAAGTAGAAGACACTAATTATATAGATGCAATATACTGTGATAAAGATAAGACTACAACTGAACTTTTAACAGCTCGATATGGACTACGTTATGACGAGCTTATAGCCGATTTGATAGCGACAGTACAAAGTCTAAACAACAGGCTTAAAGCATTAGAAAAATGAAATTAAAACTTTACAATAACATGAATATGTGTTATTGTAAAGTAAATAAATGAATGAAAGGAGTAATTAAATGCTTAAATTAACAAAAGGCGTCACATTAACCGGGGCAATCACCATTGATGATAAACTTGTAATCAATGTGACAGCTACAATTCCAGAATCTGGAAGTCCTTCATCAAATAAAGTCATATTTGACACGGATTTATATTTAGCAAACCAAGTCGAATGTGATTCAGATGTAGCGGCTTTTGAAGATGCTTTAAATAAAGAATTAAAAGAAAGGGTGTCTGAATAATGTCAGTTTCAAGAACAATTTTAGAAACAAAAAACAAGCTGATTGAAGTTATAAATCAGTGTGGTTTACCTGTTTCAGTTTCAAAATACTGCCTTAAAGATGTTTTAGACCTTGTCGAGAAACAAAACGATTTAGAATTGGCAGTTGAAAATCGTGTCGAACAGCTTAATAAAAAATTAGACAGTAATAGTGAATCAGCTAAACCAGATGTTACAGAAAATTAAAAAATTTATTTGATAAGAAAGGAGGAAACCATAAATGGATTTTCCTATTTTAAATACAAAATATGAGCATGTAAATAATTTTATTAACACGCTTGCTCCCATTGTATGCAATGAATATCTCAAAAGACGTGAAGCAGGTGATAAATTAATCACACCTGCAACAGTCCTAGCACAAGCCGCAAAGGAAAGTGGATGGAATCTTGATGCTCCTACATTATTCGGAATTAAAGGTTCAGACATTGAGCTAAATACCAGTGAATATATTAATGGAGAATATGTTAATATCAAAGATTCGTTTGCAAAATACCCAGATTTAGCAGGTGCAGTTCAGGGATATTATGATTTAATGCAATGGGATAACTATGCTGATGCTACATCAGCTAATACAGTAGAAGGCGAATTATACGGCTTAACAAATGACATTGGATATGCCTATGCTACAGCTCCCGACTATTACCAAACAACATTGAACATCATTAATGATTTTGGATTACGTATTTTTAATGACTATGTATTTAATTACAATCAAGCTAACAATACAATTCCAAATGACCTTTCAGTAACTCCAAATTCAGAAATTGATGAAAATGTTGTAGATGCCATTTATCGTGGCGAGTATGGCAATGGTGAGGAGCGTAAACAAAGACTTGAAGAAGCCGGATATAATTATGCTGACTACCAAGCTAGGGTAGATGCCAAATACTATTCTAACAATACTGATTCTACTCCTACAGAATCAAATGAGTTAGAAATAGGGCAAGAGGTAAAATTTACAGGTTCAGAAGATGTAAATGGTACTCCCCTTTCTTATACAGACCGTACCTATACAATTAATGCTTTTTCCGAAGATGGTGAAAATGTGTTGCTTGATATATATGGAGAACATTATGCCTGGGTGCGTAAATCAGAGGTTCAGCCTATTTAATGGCTACTTCTAATAATTTAGGAGATGTCGTCCCGGGTACTTTGATACAGTTACCTGGAGACGACACTTTATATATTGTAGGAGAAATATATATAAATGGTAAATGTAAACTGTATAGTAAAGACAAGCTAATATATAAAGGCTTGTATGAGATTGCAAAAATAAAATCGTATGTGAGGTGATTATATGGAGATATGGATTAGTTTATTAGGTTCATTAGTCACTGGCGGATTGGCGTTGGTTGGTGTAATATATACCTCTCGTAAACAGCATGATGTTACTATACAAGAAGTAAAGACCGAGATTGCACTTGTTAAAAAAGATATAACAACATTAGAAACAAGCGTCTCTAAACATAATGGTGTTGTAGAAAGAATGTTTGCGGCTGAAAAAGCTATAGGGCTTCTTGATGAACGACTTAAAACCGCTAATCGCCGCATATCAGATTTAGAGGAGGTGACAAAACATGAAGATTAATAATCAGGTTTATGATATACTTAAATGGGTTGCACTTATTGCATTACCAGCCATAATCACTTTCTATGGTGTTGTAGGTACAGCTTGCAATATTCCTTATACCGATACAGTTCTTACCATAGCTAGTGCATTTGATGTAATGCTTGGTACTATGTTAGGTGTAAGCAATCGTAATTATAATAAGAATGAGAGTGAGGGTAAGTAGTATGGATGGAGATAATTTAGCTACGGAATTATTACATGAAATTAAACGAACAAGCAAAAGAAATTTTATTCTTTTCATTATCACGCTTGTGATGTTGTTCGTAACTAACGCACTGTGGTTATATGCTTGGACACTACCAGTTGAAGAAACATCTGTAACCACTACTACAGTAGACCAAGATTCACAGGATAATGGTTCAAACACTTATATTGATAGTGAAGGAGATGTAGATTATGGCGAGACAAACAATTAAAAAGACCACGACTACGACAAAGCGTAGAAGAGGTGGAGGTCGGAAAGGTCGTAGATAATGACTATTTCTAATTTCACCAAGCCTGAACTTGATTATTTTAGGGATAACTGTAATTTTGTAAATTTAGAAGTTGATGTATTTGAAATGAGAGCAAGTGGCTACACACTTGAATACATTGCAGAACAACTTCATATTTCCGTTGACTATGTTAGGAAATTAAGTCAAAGAGTTAATCATAAGATAATCAAAGTTATATAATTTAATACATTTTATGTGCATTTTAAGAACACATTCACTACATTGTGGATGTGTTCTTTTTGTTTATAATTAAAGTATAAACAATTGGAGGTACATATATGAATGATATTATTATTAAATTAATAAACTCAAAGGAATTGTCAGATATACCACTCATTTATATATGTCGAATTGCAACGATTATACTAAAATTATGGGAGGAACAAAAAGATGATAAATCCCTCAGCACTTGACCCTATATCCCTTTTTAAATATAACAATATATTAATTAATAATATTAAGGAGGAAAGCAATGTATTATCCGAACATGATGAATGCCCAACAAACTTATCAAGCATTTCAAAATCCTTATGCCATGAATATGACACCACAAACCCCAACAACTCTAACTAGAGTTACCGGAATAGACGGTGCAAAAGCATATCAAATGACACCTAATAGCACAGTGGCTCTTTTTGATAGCAATGAAGATATTATGTATATAAAAACAACAGATGGAGCAGGATTTCCTACTATAAGAACATTCGCTTTCAATGAAGTTGTTGCTAATAACTCTGTTCCAGAAAATGTCGATTATGTGACAAGGGATGAGTTTAATAAATTAAAGGAGGAATTGTTAAATGGCAAGCAGTCTATTTCAAGGTCAAAATCAAACCTCACAACAGATAAATCCGCAGATAATTAGTCAGGCAAAAGCCATGATGAACAATGCAGGACAAATACAACAGTTATTAGGAATGCTTGGTGGTAAGGGACTAAACCCAGAACAAGCAGTAAGAAATATATGCAGACAAAGGGGCATAAATGTAGATGAATTTATGTCACAGCTTAAATAAGGATTTTGCAAAATCATATAAATATTAAAAAATGGAAGGAGAATACTACTATGACAGATGGAGTATCTTTAGCAGACATTGCCGCTGTCACTGACAACAAAGACGGTATGTTCGGTGGTGCAGGCGGTGGCGGAATGTGGATTTTCGCACTTTTAATTCTCTTGCTTATTGGCGGAGGTGGTTTCTTCGGTGGAAACAGAAATGTAAATGGAGAACCAGTCACAGAAGCAGGACTTTGTAATGCCATGAATTTTAACAATCTTGAAAATTCAGTTGGTAGATTGAATGATAATCTTCAGCATGATTATCAGGGATTACAGAATGGAATCTGTAATTTAGGTTATGAAACATTAAGAAACTTCAACACAGTTCAGCAACAGGTCGCTGATTGTTGCTGTACAACACAGAGAGCCATTGACGGTGTTAATTATAATGGAGCTATTAATACAGCCGCTATTAATGCTAATACAACAGCTCAGACACAGAAGATTCTTGATGCTATGGCACAGAATAAGATTGAAAGCCTTCAGGCTCAGGTCAACCAGCTTCAGCTTCAGTCCGCTATGTGTGGTGTAGTTAGATATCCTAATGCAACAACATACACAGCAGGTATGAACCCTTACTGGAATAACTCATGTTGCAATAATGGAGTTAATATTTAGTCATTTAGACAAGGTTTGATATTATGAGGAATGCCTTGTCGGTATTCCTCTTTTTTAATGAAAGGAGATAACATTATGAGTTGTAAATCAGGAATTTATGTTGTAAATACTACAACAGGAACATCTATTGGTATTGGTGGTACTTATGTACCATCTACAATAATTAGACGATATGGTAAGTATTGCCAGTTAAGTGGAAATGGTGTTTCTATAGGAAACGCTTGTGGAGGTGCTGGTTACTATGATGTAAATGCAAGTGTAGCAGTAGTCGCTACTGCCATAGGAAATGTGACAGCAACATTATACAAAGATGGAGCACCAGTACAAGGAGCTACAGCTATTGCAACAGCAACAGCGATAGGTAATATTGTAACTCTTCCTATATCTGCACTTGTAAGATTAAACTGTGATTGTGACACAGCTAATCTTACAATAGTAATTGGTGGACAGGCAGTAACTGCTCAGAATCTTGCGTTTGTGGTTGAGAAAATCTAATGGATGATAGACAATTTGATATATTAGACATATTAAATATATTGTCTTTTGTCATAGGGGTTAAGAATCTAAATGAGAACTTATCTCAAAATACTGCCGAAGATTTATTATCTGCGGCAGTTAAAGAGATACATGAACATTTATCCGAACAGGACAGAAAGATTGATTTAATTCTAAAAAAGTTAGGAGTTGATTATAATGACGAAAATAAAAAAGTTAGCTGAACACATTGAAGAAGAGCTTTGTGGTGCTAAAGAATATGCTGAAAAGTATGTTGAGTGCAAGGCAAAAGGTAATATGCAATGGGCTAATCGTTATAAGGAAATGGCTAATGATGAACTTAAACATGCTGGCTACTTACATGAAAAAGCTGTGCAGGATATAGAAGAAATAGGGAAAGTATTTAAACCTACAGAAGAGATGGAAGAAAAGTGGGAAAAATGCCATAAGAAATATGTTGAGCAAACCGCTTGGATTAAGCAGATGCTGACTATGTAAAGGGTGATTGTATGACATTTAATGAGAGTATTCCTATCGCTAAAGAGCTAGCAGAAAATGAATTAAAAAGACATTTTGACGCAGATGCTTTTATAATTCTTGCATTAATCGACAAGATGAATATTGATTTAGTCCCTGATAGTAATGTTGATGAAACTATTACAGACATTCAAGGCTTGTTTATTAATTATATGCACAATAGAAGTATCAGTAATCTTGAAGCATTAATGTCTACTATTAGGAAAATGTTAAGTGAATTATATCATACCTGTACAACAGAAGAAAAAGAAGTATTCACTAAGTATCTATCTAATTTAGAAGATATAGTGCATACAACATCAATATAATATGTTTTCATATAGGCTGGGATTAAATTCCCAGCCTTATTTTTATATAATTTACAGTTAATCACTTGACATTTTTATTTATATGTATTACAATACAATTACATTAAGGAAATGAGATACTTAATATGAAAGTTAGATACATAGTTAATAATTATCAGAAAGGTGCAAAATTAAAAACTTGTCCAACACATAAAATCATTGCTATGGAAAATATAGATAATAAACATACATCAGTTATATTTGATGTGAATGAAAGAGAGATGGAATTTATAAACAAGGTTTTAGCTAAGAAAGGAGAAATTATATAATGATTAAAATACATATTGGAGAACCAAATAAGCTGGCTAATAACATTTTAGTAAAAAAAAGTGCTTTTGTATCGTTTGACTATAATCCGGATATTGTGAATTATATCAAGCAGATGGGAACAAGGATTTATAATCCGGATAACCATACTTGGGAAATGCCTATAAACAATATAATAGGTTTATGTAATAAGTTTGAAAATGAAGAAATTCAAATTGAAGGTATTTATGAAGATTTACATAAACAAGAATTTGAGATTGATATTCCGAAAGATTTTCAATTTAAAACAAAACCCTTTGCACATCAGATTGATGGTGTAAGATTTGGATTAAATAAAAAGAGATTCTTACTTGGTGATGACCAGGGATTAGGAAAAACAAAACAGATTATAGACTTTGTTGGATGTCTTGAAAAAACAGATAAGATAAATAAGGTGCTTATAATATGTGGGGTTAATTCCTTAAAATATAACTGGCAATATGAAATTGGTGTACATTCAGATGAAAAAGGATGGGTTCTCGGTACAAGATTTAGAAAGACAACAGGAAAAGCTTATGAAGGAAGTACAAAGGATAAGCTTGAAGATTTAGATAATCTTCCAGATTGTAGATATATTATAACAAATATTGAGTCACTTAGAGCAGGAGCTGAAAAGATAACCAAGACCAAATATCATTTTCCAATTGCGGAAAAATTACAAGAACTTTGCAAAAATGGAACAATATCAGTAATTGCTTTTGACGAGTGCCACAAATCAAAAGACCCTACATCTTTACAGAGTAGAGCAATGTTATTATTATCTGCCCCATATATGTCAGCTATGAGCGGAACTCCTTTGATGAACAATCCTCTTGATTTATATTTCCCTATTCACTGGTTAGGATATGAGCCACACAGCTTCTATCAGTTTAAACAGCATTATTGCACATATGGTGGATGGGGTGGTTCACAGGTTGTAGGTTATAAAAATTTGGAAGAAATAAGAGCAATGATGGATAACATTATGCTTAGAAGATTAAAGTCAGAAGTTCTTGATTTACCAGAAAAGATAAGAAAGATTGAATATGTTGATATGACATCTAAACAGAACCAGATATATAAAGAAGTATATAATGGTGTTATGTCAGATTTACAGAAAATCAAGTTTTCAAATAATCCACTTTCTATGATGATTAGATTAAGACAGGCTACAGGCTGGACAGGTATATTATCACAAACAGTTCAGGAATCAGCTAAAATGGATAGAATGGTTGAGCTTATAGAAGAAATAAGTGCAAGTGGACAAAAAGCTATTGTTTTCAGCAACTGGGAATCAATGACGGAAATAGCAAGAGAAAAGTTGAAAGCATATAATCCAGCTTATATTACAGGTAATACTAAGGCAGATGATAGAATGAATGAAGTTACTAGATTCCAAAATGATAAGAATTGTAAGGTTATAATCGGAACTATTGGAGCAATGGGAACAGGACTTACATTAACAGCGGCACAGAATGTTATATTTTTAGACAGCCCTTGGAATATGGCATTAAAAGCACAAGCAGAAGATAGAGCCCACAGAATAGGTACACAGGGAACAGTCAATGTTATAACTCTTGTATGCAAGAATACGATAGATGAAAGAATAGAGGAACTTGTTGAAAAGAAAGGACAGATTGCAGATGCACTTGTAGATGGCAAAGTAAGTATAGAAGATATTAATTATCTTCTTTCATAAACAAGAAATCCCACATGATAAAAAGTGTGGGATTTTTTAATTTTAGACTTGACATTTATGTTCATATGTATTACAATATACATAATCTAAGACAGGAGGTGATATGAGTGGAACTATTTTCAACGGCGAGAGCCGCACAGATACTTGATGTATCTACGATAACATTGAAGCGTTGGTATAAGTGGTATGAAGATGATAATTATAATAAGCCGAACGGCTTAAAACTACCCGAATATACCACAGATAATCGAGGAACAAGATTCTTCACAATGCTGGCTATACAACAGCTCGAAGATTTTAAAAACAAGCTGAAAACAGAATACCGAGGTTGTATGGCTGATTTCAATGCTGTTAATCAGTGGGGACAGCGTGGAACTAAAATTATGGAAAATAAGGAGAAGAAAGCCAATGAGTAGGAGAGATGTTTTTGATTTAAGTAAGGCTATTGACTTATACAAGGAAAATAAAGACCTTGAGAATAAGTTGAAGAAATCTAATACTGAAGCTGGTAATGTCATTAAGAGTTATTTTCTTGAAAAAGGAATAACCAGTGCAAGCAGTGAAAAATATACTGCTACAGTTACCACAACAACTAAGTCAACTCTTAATGAGGAGCTGGCTATTGAGATTATTAAAGAGAATCTTGGTGGAGCTTTGCTCCGTTCAGTTATAAAGAAGAAAGAGTATATAGACGAGGATGCTCTGGAAAAACTTGTATACAACGGTGATTTTGATATTAACAAATTAGCAAAAGCCAAGATTGACACTACTACTCAGACATTGAGAATAGCAAAGAAAAAGGAGGATAAGTAATGAGAGTATGTAAATATGCAGGAGACCCAGAAGACGAGTATTGCAAGAATTGTAATGGTGTTACGATGGAAGTTGAAGGGAAATCAATATCTTGTGCAGAGTGTGCAGGATATGAAGAAGGTGATACAGATGTTGACACAGAGACAGAAGTTGTTACAAATGAAGAACCTATGAATCCACCGGTTGAAGAAGAGCCAGTTGCTAAACCTGTGCAGAAAGCCGATACAGCGGCTAAAAAGACTAAAGTAACAAATACTACATCTAAAAAAGAAAAAGGCAAGGAAAGCAAGAATACACAGCCTAACGAGGGTGGTAAGGTTACAATTGAAACTCCTATAAAGATCAGTGAAGAAAAACATAAGGAAGAAGAATCTGAATATACTCCTACAGGTGTTCATGTGACATCATTAAGATATACATCTGGTGCTACAATTAAGAAAGGCGATAATTATTTCAAGTTTATAGCGGAGGAAGAGTGGGATGTATCGCAGGCTAAGCAGGATATCCAGGAGATAAGAGAACAGTTATGGGCTAAACTCAATGCAGAAGTAGATGCCCAGATTGAAGAATTAAATTCAATGAATTAAAGTGTTGTAAAATAATTGTGTGTATGTTATAATATATTTGCGAGGTAGAATAAAACAAAATTTAATAATACAAGATTTATCCTTGTTATATGTGGGTGTACCTTAGTACACACAGTTATTTTAATTTCTATCTCGCAAATATAAATTAAAATAAGGTACACCGACATATAACAAGGATTTTTTAATGTAAAGGAGAATGGTTAATGATTAAGAATGAGAATTTTATTACAATTCAAGGTTGGATGATTAATGAATTAGGATTGAAAGGAAATGCTTTGATTGTATATGCCACAATTTACGGATTTTCACAGACAGAAGATTGTGAATTTACAGGAAGTGCTAAGTATTTAGCTGATTGGTGTGGCTGTTCAAGACAGACCATTATTAATATATTAAATAATCTTGTTGAACAGAATCATATCATTAAAAGGGAAGAAATTAGAAACAATGTAAAATTTTGCACATATCGAGTTAATTTTACAGGGTGTCAAAAAATTGTACAGGGGGATGTAAAAAAATTTGACAAGGGGG